CCAACTCCTCCACCGCCAACTCCTCCACCGCCAACTCCTCCACCGCCAACTCCTCCACCGCCAACTCCTCCACCGCCAACTCCTCCACCGCCAACTCCTCCACCGCCAACTCCACCGCCTCCGGCGTGTACCCCTGGCGCGGATTGCGCATCGTTCTGTAACGAGTTTGATGCTTTGTACTACTACTACTTGTATGATTCAAGTTGTAACTGTGTTTACTCGGGCTATACGTTCTGTTAGGATGTGCTAATGATTGCAAAAGTTAGCGCACCTAAGCCGTACGCGGTGATGATTGATGGGGAGTACGCTCTGCCATTTTTCTTTCCTTCAGAAGGCACAGATGAAGTGGTTATGATGACAGCGGCTCTTCAAAGCAACCCAACAATTACATATGTTGGTCTTGAGGCTGACGGTAACTTATGCAAATACTCTGTTTCTGTAGAAGGAGAGTTTGTAGGGTTTATTCACTACATCAATAAAGCGGATGAACCGCACCCTGCGGCGATCAACGCTGCCTTACAGAGCAATCCAACATTTATTCCGATCCCAGTAGATGGCCCAGTTAGGATTGATCAAGAGTGGACGTATGATGGTTCTACGTTTACTCCTGTTGTTAAGGAATAGCCATGTCGGAGTTATCGCCATGGCAAAAATATAAAGAAAAAATGGGTGATACTCGCCCGTGGGATTTACTAAACCCTGAAAAGAATCGAGCTAGCGAGGAAGTCGCAAACACTCGGTATGAGGTGTGCTTAACCTGCCCAGAGTTTATTAACGTCACTAAACAATGTAAACAGTGCGGGTGTTTTATGGCAGCTAAAACTAAGCTAGAAGCAGCTGTTTGCCCCTTAGGAAAGTGGTAAGTATGTTTAACGCAAAAACCCAAGGAAACTTTATTCCTCAAGACAAGGTTGATTACATCCTTGACATTGTTTCTAAGAACGATTACTGGGAGCCGTCAAGCAGTGAGTTCTGGGACAAGCGAGTTATTAATATTTCAAAGTCCTACAGCGTAGATAAAGATCTTGGAGACTTTTTAAAGGAAACTGCGCTTAGAATTAAAGAGTTTATTGAACAAGAATACACTTTAATGGATGAGGTGTACCCAGACGTTATGACTATCAATCGGTGGTTTCCCGGAATGGAACAACCGCCTCATGCAGATGACATGACTAACACAGATGTTAAAGGTCTAGAGCATCGAGTCTTTGGGTCAATCATTTATTTAAATACTGACTATACCGGAGGTCATACTTACTACCCTAATCACGGGGTAGAGATCGTGCCAGAGGCGGGAAAGCTAGCGGTTCACCCCGGAAACGTAGAGCATCTACATGGTGTCACTAAGCTTGAAGGAAACACCCGATACACGTTATCTGCGTTTTGGGTTCACGATAAGGACAAGTCAATTGCCTGGCCCCTATATCAATGACCCAGGGCATGAAGTCCCTGACAACACAATTTTAATTGTCCCACATTCTTTTGAGGACACCAGTAAGTACAACGACATCATTCTTCCGTTAAAAGGAGAAGCTAAGCGCGACTGGTTTACATCGCATTTTTATTATTGTTTACCTCTAACCATTGGAAATCAATACGGTTTTGTTATTAAGTCTTTGCGGGATTTTGATGTGACTTGGTCAGGAGGCTTAGCTCAAGCTGAGATCACATTTACTGATGGCTTAAACGGCGCTCCTCAAATTATTTCAAACGGTTTTGGGTCTGGGATCATTACCGTACAGAACTACTTTGCTATAAAAACTCCAATAGGCGTAAACGTCATGGTCATCCAACCGCCAAATATGTTTACACCTGGACTTGTGGCAATGACAGCAGTTATTGAGGCTGATCAAATTCGCCGAGACTTTACCTTTAACTTAAAAATCACTGTGCCTAACTACAAAATAAGTGTTAAGCGCGGGGACGCGGTGGGGGCATTTATCCCTATCCCTAGGTACTTTGTAGATAAGTTTGAAGTAGCTTCCGTCAAAGACGTTTTTCCTGATGAGCTTCATTTAAATGAGATATCTGAGTCAAACGCCTTAGGCCGTGAGAGGAACAACATTGACCGCAGCAGGCCACACGCGTCTGGTAGGCGGTATTTTAACGGTAAACATGTAGATGACAGCTCCTACCCTGACCATCAAAAGCGAGTCCGCTAACCCTGACAAGTCCTAAATACTCTTAGACAATAGGAACTGCACCCCGATCAGGTGCTATACCACTCTAGAGAATAGGTCAATAAATGGCATTAGACACTGGCGGAAACGTCAAAGTAGATTACGTATGGGGCAACTTCCCTATGCAACCAAATGATATTCGTACTGAAACAGCCGCATCTAATATTGGTGGCTCAACAGGGGATTACGGCTGGGCAGCTACAACAGCTGTAACAGGCGCTCGTCTTGACGCAGCTTTGGATAGCCACGCTATCGCAGAAGCAGGATGGTCAGGCTACCCAGATTTTACAGCTGGCACAGGCAACTACATCATCACAGCAGTTTCAGGTGATGGAACAACAGTTACATACACCTCACAGAACAAGCTTGCAGTTGGAGACTCAGTTAATGTGACTGGTCTTTCAGCAGGTGCTTACAACCTTTCAGCAGCAACTGTTGCTACAGCAGATGCTCTTAAGTTTACAGTGACCAACGCAGCTAACGCTGGAGCTTTAACAGGCCAGTACGGCAAGGTTCAGCTAACAACTGCTCTAACAGCAGCTGATGGCGCGGGCATCGGATACATCAACGTACCTAACGTACTTGGTGATACAACAGCCGTAGCTCTTGATGAGCTTAAGGATGCTGGTTACGAAGCGGCTAATATCACTACAGCTTCAGCAGCATCTAACGTCGGTAAAACTATTACAGCAGCAGCCCGTACAGCAGGTTCAGCGGTTATCTCAATTACTTGTGCAAGCCACGGCTTTGTTGCAGGTAACAAGGTAACAGTCTCTGATGTTTCTGGTGGAGATGGCGTAAACGGAGTTTGGACAGTTCTTGCTGTTACAAACGCAAACGTGTTCACTGTAACTGGAACAGCCACAACAGTTCAGGCTCTAACAAGTCTTGCTGGTGTTGTTTCTGGTGTTGCTGGAACAATCAAGACTCAGTCAGTTGCAGCTGGAACAGCTTCAGTGCTTTCAACAGCTACAATCACAATCACACCGTTCGCAACAGCTTCATAGTCTCAACACAAACAAAAAGCCCCCGGCTAATAACCGGGGGCTTTTTGCTATGTAAATTGTCTTTTAGACCGTCTTGATATATTTTTACGTTCGTCTTCCGTTGTTCCCGCCCAGATCCCGCGTTCGCGGTTTTCTAAAGCCCAAGTAAGGCAAGCGGCGTTGAAATCACATGTTCTACATATAGCTTTGATTTGTCGTGCCGCGGAAGCTTCTTCAATTCTATCCGTTGGAAAGAATGTTTCTAAGTCCACTTTACGACAAGGTTGTGTGCCATCAAAGGCCGGAGCCTTATACGTGCATTTGTCCATGTATTATTCCTTTGGGAATGCTTTTAGGAAGCTCTCGTATCTTTCACCATTAGTTTGATTTTGGTACACCTTCCAAGATGACCAGTCTTTTCCACCGTTAGACATGTGAAACGCTATCTCAGCGTTTGTAACGGGGTTAAAGAGGTCTGCGTTAGAGTCTAGGTTAAACTTTTTCCTTCGGTCTTCCCCTAGGCTTCCAATCATGTTGATCTGGAAGACTCCATATGAATTGTCGCCAGTGCCGCTATTTCCGTTGTGCGCTACTGGTCGACCGTTTGATTCTTTCATAGCAACTGCCCAAGCGGTCTTGAGAGCTTTTCCCTCAAAACCAACCGCTTCTAATAGATCTTTTAATTCTGCTTTGGTAAGAACCTTAGCTTCTTTAAATGTATCTAACGGGCTCACAACTTTAATAACTTCTGGAACTACTGGTTCTGCCATTACTGGCGGACAGTTACCCCACAAAATTAAAAAAGTTGCTACTACTGCTGTACGTTTTCTGATATTAAGCATTGCTGCTCCTCTCAGTAGGCAAAAGCCGGTATCGCTACCGGCTCTGTCATGTTCTAGACTGCCACAGCCTTACAGCCAAAGTCAAGTGGAAGTAAATATATTTTGTTTACTATGACAAGTTATCCACAAGAAACTAACATTTAACAAGTAGTTATCCACATTTTTTGTGCTTTTATTCGGAAAACCATTCTGTGATCAAATTTAAATTGACATTTCTACAGAATGGGTATATTTGTGGTCACGGCTGATAAGATTGTTATTGCTCTCTTCCTTCTTGCGCAAACAGGGGCAGCAATCAAGTACTTTATGCGCCTTGAAAAGCGTCTAGACAGGATCGACTACCAGCTATATGAGAATGGCGGGAGTTCGATGAAAGACCAAATGAACGATACCCGCGATGATCTACAGGAGCTTAAGACCAGTTTTTTAGTCTTAAAGGCTAAACTAGGGGAATAACCCCTAAGGAGATCAAATGGCAGAGATGGGAACAGTCGAGAAGCTTATCGACGTAGCCGAAGATGAAATTGGTACTATTGAAGGTCCTAAGGACAATGAGACAAAGTACGGCGCTTTTACTAAGTCTAACTTTCAGCCATGGTGCGGAAGCTTTGTAAACTGGTGCGGTGACCAAGCGGGAGTAAAAATCCCTAAGACTGTGTACACCCCTTCCGGCGCAGACGCATTTAAAAAGTCTGGTCGTTGGGAAGACGCAGCCGCTGCCACCCCAAAGAAAGGCGATATCGCCTATTTTGATTTCCCGGCAGATGGCGTCAATCGAATCTCGCATGTTGGAATTGTTGTAAAGGTAAACAAAGATGGCACCGTTATGTGCATCGAGGGCAACACCTCAGGTGACAAAAAGGGTGACCAGCGCAATGGTGGAGAAGTTTGCTTAAAACTCCGCGGGTACAAGAAAAACCCAAAGAATGTTATGATTTCTATTGTTGGATTTGGACGCCCTAAGTTCGTCGAGGCTCCAAGTGCAGATGCCCCAGCCGCAGCTGCTGCAAAATGTCCAACCTGCGGTAAGTAACTAAGGAGATTCACATGAGACTAAATAAAAAGACAAAGGCAATGCTGGCATCTTACGGCCGTTCATTTCTTTCTGCGGCAATCGCTGTAAACGCAACCGGTAACAACGACTTAAAGTCAATTGTTATTGCTGCTCTAGCGGCTACTTTGCCCGTAGCAATTCGTGCAATTAACCCAAAAGACCCAGCATTTGGCGTAGCCGCAAAGATGGCTAGTGACGTACTAGCTAAGGCTGCAAAGAAAAAGACAACTAAGTAATTAACAACTTGGGGGGTAGGACACAACCTGCCCCCTTTTGTTGTATACTGGAGGAACTATGACTATTAAATGTGCTAACTGCGACCGCGACGCTATCTACACCTGTGCTGACCCAGGAGTTAATCCTGTGGACTATTGCGGAGAGTGCCTACCATCTTGGATGGCAGACCGCGCTAACGCAAACCATTTCCCATTGGTGACTCCTGAAAAGTCATCTAAGAAAAAAGCAGAGGCAACTGAGGCTCCTGCAAGTGAAGATAACTAAACACCAAGCTATACAGGTTCATCCAGTCCCTAGCCAGTTAACTGCACCGCAAGGCCCGTTCCCTAAAGAACTCTTTAGAGAATCAAAAATTATTACAGATTACGCTTCTCAATATGCTGAGGATGGCGCAGAGTTTGCGCTTGGCGGAACTGTTCAAAATAACTTTAAGCCCATTAAATTTCTACGATGCGCGTATTGTTTAGTTCGTGTACCAGAGAACGAAACTCAAGACCATGAATGTGACGAGTAATGGCCGAAAGCTTTAGACCCAATAAAAAACAGCGCGAAACTATGCGCCGTCGATTTGACGAAGCTAAAGAAGAACTTGGCCGCCTAAACGACTTTGACTCGCGTGTCCCTAAGGATGTAGTTGAAGCGGGTACTAAAATGGAAACCGCCCCTACTCGTATCCCAAGTCGCCCTAGAGCAAAAAGTATTGGGTATAACTCGACCAGCAGAACTCTTTATATTATTTTTAGAGATAACGCTTGGTGGGAGTACCGCAACGTTCCAATTAAATACTGGGTTGGTTTACAGAACTCAAACTCTACCGGTGACTATCTAAGAACTGTGGGAAACCCTCCGTTAGATAAATGGCCAGATATGGGGCCAGCTAATCTAGACAATATGTCAACTGAAGCTAAAACTAGACTTAACGAAAACGCCCTTAGTTCAGAACGCATTCAAGCTGAGATAGACTTTGTTAGAGATAAGACTAAAAGGGTTGAAGCAAAGCCGATACCTGAAAAGTTTAAAACTACAGGGTTTAAGGGGATGTTTGATTAAATGAAAGTATTCGGGCCAATATACGTCGGAAAGCTTTACTACTGGCACAGACATTTACTGCCTATTGTTGAGGTGGGAACTACCCAAGAAACAGATATGCCTTACCGCAAAGGTAAATGCCTAGTCTTTCGTGCACCATTTACTAAGCCCGGGTACTACCTTGGTCTGTGGGTAGAGCGCCCTAAAATTGACTGGGATGACGACGACCGCATTGATAAGCTACTCTCTGATGCTATGAGGGGTCGTACCGCTTGGACTCCAGATAAAGGGGCTTACGATGATGTTTTTTAATAAGAAACCCCAAACATGGGATAAACCTTTTTCAGAAAAAGTAGCTAAGCGTGTTTCTAAGATCCCTACGGCTGAGCTAGAGATGTGGGTAGACCAAGCCATTTATGAAGTTGGCCGTTGTCTATCTGGGTTTTCTAAAAGCCGTGAACAAGTTTTCTTAGAAGAAGCTCGCACCGGCGCGGAGGCTCTTCACGCCGTAGTTGAAGAGCTTTACAAACGCAATACGCGTTAAATAGATTTGTCGACTTTGTGCTAGACTACGCTTGCCTCTCTTCCTCTCCCCGTATGGTGGCACCAAAAGGCCCTGGGTTTAAACGCCCAGGCTTTTTGTTTTCTTCTAGACTAAGGGCAGCATGAGCGATCAACCGATATTAGAAGACGATGAAGAAGAGTTCTTTCTAGACGTAGACGATGATGAAGATCTTTCTCCAGAAGAAGAGCCCGACGATGAACTTGACGAGCTCTCTAAAGAGTTTGTAAAAAAGATCGTAGATCGCTGCATTCAGTTTCAAACAGCCCTTGTAGGCCATGAGCTACACCCTTATCAAATGCCCCTTGCGCGTCGTGTTATTGAGTCTGTAATCATTAACGATGGTGAAGAAATTACCGCGCTTGCCGCACGTCAGTCAGGCAAGTCAGAAACTATTGCTAACACAGTAGCCGCGTTAATGGTGCTACTTCCACGCTTAGCTTTAATGTACCCAGATTTACTAGGTAAGTTTAAAGACGGTATTTGGATTGGTATGTTTGCTCCAGTTGAGGGTCAGGTAGAAACACTATTTGGTAGAACCGTTAACCGCCTTACATCAGAACGCGCACTAGAGATCTTGGGAGATCCTGAGATCGATGACTCCCTGGGTAAAGTGCCGGGCGTTACACGGCAGATTAAACTTAAGAACTCTGGCTCATCTCTAATGATGATGACAGCTAACCCCCGCGCAAAAATCGAGTCTAAGTCTTTCCACCTTATTGTAATTGACGAGTGTCAAGAGGCGGATGACTTTGTAGTGTCAAAGTCCATCTCCCCAATGCTTGCGTACTACTCAGGAACTATGGTTAAGACCGGAACCCCGACTACGCATAAGAATAACTTTTACCGCTCAATCCAGTTAAACAAGCGTAGGCAGACTGGCCGCAGCTCGCGTCAAAACCACTTTGAGTGGGATTGGCGGGATGTCGCTAAATGTAACGTGAACTACGGTAAGTTCATTAAGAAAGAAAAACTCCGTATTGGTGAGGACTCTGACGAGTTCCAGATGTCATACTCATGTAAATGGTTGCTGGAGCGCGGTATGTTCGTTACTTCCGCAATCATGGATGAACTCGGGGATACTTCTCAAGAGGTTGTAAAAGCTTGGCACCGATCCCCAGTAGTTGTAGGTATTGACCCCGCACGAAAGTTAGACTCAACTGTAGTTACTGTTGTTTGGGTTGACTGGGATCGCCCAGATGAGTTTGGTTATTTTGATCATCGTATTTTAAATTGGATGGAGATCCAAGGTGATGATTGGGAAGATCAATACTTCCAAATTGTAAGTTTTCTCGCTAACTACGATGTACTAGCTGTAGGTGTAGATGCGAATGGTGTTGGTGACGCCGTAGCCCAGCGCCTTAAACTTTTATTACCAAGAGCTGAAGTTCACGCTATAGGCAGTAGCCAGCCTGAGCAATCTAAACGTTGGAAGCACCTTAAAGCTCTTATTGATCGCCGTATGGTGGGGTGGCCGGCTCACGCTAAAACTCGCCGACTTCGTACTTGGAAACGTTTTTACCAGCAAATGACTGACTTAGAAACTAAGTTCCAAGGCCCTAACTTCTTGGCACATGCCCCGGAAGAAGCTCACGCCCACGACGATTTTGCCGACTCTTTGGCTATCGCGGTCTGTTTAACAATAGATCTAACTATGCCATCCGTAGAAGTCTCTTCATCACCGTTTTATAGATAGTTACCACTTTAGGCTGTTTATCACCATCAAAAGTAGGACACTTTTACCGAGGTCCTCAAACCAATTTAGGAGTAAATAATGGCAATTGCACCAGATCCAAAATTCCCAGAGCGTCCAGGCACAACTTACGATCGTAAGTTCTCACCTGCAACACCAGGACAGCGCGGCCCACTTCGTTTTGAAGAAGGTATCGCAACTGACACAGACGTGCCAATGCAGTTCACAAACGGCGCCATGCAAGGCTACATGCCTGCAGCGGGTCGTCCAAACCGCAACGCACCTGTTCACACAAAGACAGCTGAAGAAACAATGCGCGAGCGTGCTCACGTAGGTTCTGCAGCTTGGGTAGAAGCCCCAGCAAGTCTAAATGACTTTGCTTCAGGTGCTTTCGCAGATCACGGCGACAACCGTTTCGAACAAGTAGTTCGCAGTGGCGCTCACCAAAATTCTGCTAACCCATCCGTAGTAAACGACTAATTAGCTTCTCGCAACCCTGCCTCAGTTACTTGGGGCAGGGGCGCGAGGCTTCCTATAATAGGAGACACACATGGCACTAATTAGAGGTCAAGAAGTTAAAGCGGGTCCTACACAGTACCCAGCTAATCCAAAGATGTATAACACTATCGTTGTACAAGCAAAATCAAGATTTGCTAAATATCCTTCACCAGCTGCAGGTCACTGGGTACACGCTAAGTACACTCAAATGGGTGGAAAGTTTGTATCTTCAAAGCGTGAAGTTGATCCTCGTTTTAGAGATTATGTAAAAGAAGAGCAAGACAAAAAAGAAGCAGAACAAAAGAAAAAAGTTACTAAACCTGTTGGCCGCGGCATGGTCGCGGGCGAATCTTTTAGAAAATAAGTTTTATCAGTTTATCGACATTTGTGGTACGCTACGTATGTTAAATATGGAAAGGTGGTTCGGTGAGCGGCATTGATTTCTCACCCCCGAGTTATCGGGCAGCTTCCTCTGACTTAACAATCTCGATCTCTCCATTAGGCTTGGTTGAACTAGCTGATGAAGAATTTGAAGTTCACGGCCCCCGCCTAAACCGTTACTCGCTTAACTGGGCTATGTATCTTGGCCATCATTACTCTTATCGCCGTCAAACTGGCGAAACACAAATGGTACTTAACTATTATCGTGCCTTTACTGACTTTGTACTAAACTTCACATTTGGTAAAGGGGTCTCCTTCCGTTCCCCGAAAGAAACGGAAGCTATTGTTCCTGACTTGCTAGAGCGAGTTTGGGAAGTAGATAACAACAAAGCCACAGTGCTTTGGGAGATCGGACAACAAGGAGGAGTATCAGGCGACTGCTTTATTAAAGTTGCTTACGAAGAAGCTTATGTAGACCCATCAGGGTTAAACCACCCTGGCCGTGTACGTGTTCTCCCGCTTAACTCATCTTTTGCTTTTCCAGAGTTTCACCCCCATGACCGCGAGCGCTTAATCCGTTTCAAGCTTAAGTATCGTTTCTGGGGAACATCACTAGAAGGAACACGTCAAGTCTTTACTTACACAGAAATCTTGACTGACGACGTTATTGAGGAATACATAAATGACGAACTTATTGACTCGCGTCCTAACCCGCTTGGCACTATTCCCATCGTTCATATTGCTAATGTGCGCATCTCTGGTAGTCCTTGGGGCCTTAGCGATTGCAACGACATTATTAATATTAACCGCTCTTACAATGAGATTGCTACAGACATTGCTGACATCGTTAATTACCATGCTGCGCCGGTTACAGTTATTATCGGAGCTAAGGCTTCACAGCTTGAAAAAGGCGCTAACAAAGTGTGGGGCGGTCTTCCAAAAGACGCTAAAGTAGAAAACCTAGAAGGCGGATCACAAGGCCTTAAAGGTGCTATGGAATTCCTTAATGTTATGAAGAAGTCTATGCACGAAATGATCGGTGTTCCTGAAACCGCACTTGGTCAAGCGCAGCCAATTTCTAACACCTCAGGTGTGGCTCTGGCTATTCAGTTCCAGCCTTTGATGAACCGCTACCATCAAAAAATTATTCAATATGCTCATGGCATAGAGCGTGTAAACGAGATTGTTTTGCGCAGCTTAGCCATCAAAGAGCCCGAAACTTTCTTCTGGGATCCAAACACAGGTACCCCGTTAAAGGCGGGTCAAGTACCTCAATTAGATGAAAACGACCCAATCACCTATCGCTCGTATGTTCACTTCCCACAGCCATTGCCGTTAGATAAGTTAATTGCCCTAAACGAAGTTCAATCAATGCTTTCCCTTGGCTTAGAGTCAAAAGAAGGCGCATTGCGCACACTTGGCGAAGCATTCCCAGCAGAGAAGTTAAATGAGATCCGCCAAGAGCTCCTTGATGATGCCCGCGCAGATGGTGCACTTAAGCTCATCCAAACTCAGATTGAACAAGAGATTATGCAACTTACCGGAACCATGATGCCTGAGGGTGCCTCTGGCATGGCTCAAGGCGCGGATGGCGGAATGGGACAAACCCCTATGGGCGCAGCTATGGAACAACCATTACTAGATGGTGCTGACATGCAAGCCCAACAAGGTGAAGCGGCACTTCGCACCGCCCTTGTAACTGAAGCTTACGGAACACAACTTCCTCAAAGAAGGGTTCCGTCAGGCTACGAAAAATAAACGCGTTTAGCACGTTAATTTTCGTGGTGTAAGGCAAAATTTCATATAGAAATAACTGTTAGGTCATTTGTGCTCTCATATCGGAAAACGACCCCTAGGACTAAGGATATAAGCATGTCAGATACTGCAAACACTATGGCGGATGCTTTTGAAAGCGAAGCCGGAACAGCTCCAGTTGTAAATGTGTCGGGCGTTGACGCGCCTACTGTTACTACTACGGAAACAGCAAACACTCAGAAGTTTTATACTGATGAGGATTTAGCAAAAGTCCGTTCTCAGGAGAAGTCAAAGCTTTACCCAGAGATTGAATCTCTGAAGGAAGAGCTTAATGGACTACGAAAAGAAAAAGAAGAAGAATCAGCTCGCAGAGCAGCAGACGCGGAAGCGCAGGCTGCAAAAGTTAGAGAAGAAGCATTGGCCGAACTTGACACAAAGTCATACGCAGATGCTCGTCTAGCAGAGCTGCAGGAGCAGTTGGAGCGTGAGCGTCAAGAACGCGAACGAGCCTTCGCTCTTCTGGAGCGTGAGAAAGATTTTGCAGACTTACAGTCTTATCGCCAACAAGCAGTTGAACAAGAACGTGAAGCAATTATCCCAGAGCTAGTTGATTTGATCGCCGGTAATACCCGCGAAGAAATCCAATCTAGCATTGAAGGGCTAAAAGAACGTTCAGCAAGAATTCTTGAATCGGCGCAATCTGCAATGCAGAATGCCCGCAAAGAAATGAAAGGGACGAGTATTACTACTCCTCCCGCCGGACCATTGGAAACTAATTCGGAGAATCGCTCGTTAACGGCTGAAGAAATTCAGTCAATGTCTATGAATGAATACGCTAAATATAGAGACCGTCTGTTGACCCCAACCGCCCGCGGCAAATCTTCGGGAATGTTCGGGCGCTAATACATCCCAATAACTAACAAGGAGTCAATTTAAATGCCAGCAAGCATCACCGGTACCGGCAATTTAGCCGCAGCACCAACAGCTTACTCGGGTACAAATACCCAACTGACACAAGCGATCCAGACAATCTGGTCTAAGGAAATTCTTTTCCAGGCCATGCCGATCCTTCGCTTTGAACAGTTTGCAGTAAAGAAGACAGAACTAGGCGTAGCGCCTGGTCTACAGATCAACTTCATGCGTTACAACAACCTAGGCTTTGCAAACAGCCTAGTTGAAGGTGTACGTATGCAAACAAACGCGCTTACAGCGCAACAGTTCTCAATCACAGTATCTGAGCATGGTTATGCTCTTGCTGTTTCAGAACTACTTTTAAACGCTTCATTTGATGACGTAATGGCTTCAGCCTCACGTCTTCTTGGTCGTAACATGGCTATCTACCTAGATCAGCTTTCACGCGACACACTATACGCAGCAACCTCAACAATCTACGGTGAAGACCGCTCAGGCCAAACAGCAGTTAATGCTTGGTATGCAGACGGAACAACCGCAGCAAGCCGTGCTGCTATGACAGGCACCTACTACATGACACCTCACACAGTCAAGGACGCAGTAGAGAGCCTTGCAACCAAGAATATCCCTCGTTTGGGCGAAACTTACGTTGCATTCGTTCACCCTCACCAATCTCGTAAGCTCCGCGATAATCCAGAGTTCATCGAAGTTACAAAGTACGCAGCTCCAGGTAACTTCATGCTCGGTGAAATCGGTCGTTTGTACGACACAGTATTCATTGAGACCACTCAGGTTCTCAAGGTTGTTGGCGGCGCTGGTGCTTCTTACACCACAGATACAACTGTTGCTAACCCAACTGTTACAGCCGGTGGTGGATATATCACTCCAGCAACAAAGACAGGTAACGGCGGATCAGATCGTTATGCAGCTATCTTCATTGGAGATAACGCATTCGGTCACGCAATTTCACTTCCTGTTGAATTACGCGATGGCGGTATTCTTGACTTCGGTCGTGAGCACGCTCTTGCTTGGTACTCAATATTCGGCCTTGGTCTAATCACTGACCAGTCTGTAATCATTGCAGAAACCAACTAATAACTTAATAGCTTGACCGTTGAGGCGGGGGTGTAAAAGCCCCCGCCCAACACAAACTTTCAGACACTAAACCGGAGGATCTAAATGGCAAGTAAAGTAAAGCCGACCGATGTAACTGGTCGCGCACGTGAAGAGCAGGTCGCAGCAAACGCTGAGGCACTAGCCGAACGTGCGGGAGAAATGTCAATGGCTACAGCAACATCTAAAGCCAAACTTGACGAAACGATTGACGCAACCGTCCCAGATCGCCAAACAGTAATTGTTGAATCAACAATTGAAGTTGGCGGAAGCAAAGATGACAAAGTTGAAATTCGTGTAATCGAAGACATTGAAAACATGACACTTGGCGCAGGAAACAACTACACCTTTAAAGCAGGTCAGAAGTACGCTGTTACCAAGACTGTAGCCCAACATCTTAAGGAAAAGGGTTACCTAGCTGGTGTCATTTAACCAGTAAAGAATCGGAGCGGCGGATCCTGTTTAGGGTCCGCTTCTTCGTTTGTAGAGATTTTTCATCAAAAAACTGCGACTATGTAAGTCGTAAGTTAGGAGCTGTGAGTGGCCGCAATAGCAGATCTGGTATCTAGGGTTCGCCTAGAGCTAGGGGATATGCCTAAGCAGTTCTCCTTTACCGCTACTGGTGACGGCACTAACAAAGATTTTGATACTAAAATCAAGCCGCTTGACTCAACCACGCTTCTTGTAACTGTAAACGGCACCGCAATTGCTCAACCAGCAGGCTACACGGTTGAAAAAGATTTAGGTGTTTTTCACTTTGTCACTGCCCCAGCAAATAACGCGGTAGTTAAATTTGTGGGAACCTCTTACCGTTACTTCTCAGACTCTGACTTAACTACTTTTATCAACACCGCGGTATCCCAACATGTAGACAACCGTACAGACCAGTTTGGTACCCAAGTAACCTTAGCATCTATACCGCCTGTTGAAGAGTATCCGCTGGCCATTCTAGCGACCATTGAAGCCCTCTGGGCGCTTGCTACAGACGCTGCTTTTGATATTGACATCTCCGCACCAGATGGCGTGATGATCCCCCGCTCAGAGCGCTATCGTCAGCTTTCACAGATTATCGCTCAACGCTGGGATCAATATAAGCAACTTTCATCTGCTCTTAATATTGGCCTGTGGCGTATTGAAATGGGTACCCTCCGCCGAGTTAGCCGAACCACCAACAAGCTGGTTCCAATCTACCTTGCTCAAGAAATTGATGACTCTCGTAAACCAGAGCGTATCTATATTAATAATGATTTGAAGGGTAGAAGCCCACTACCTTCTTACGCGGGTACCTATGACATTATCCTTTATCAGGGTGATAACTGGTCGGGCACATTTGATTTCCCATTTGATGTAACTAATTTAAACTTTAAAGCTCAAGTACGAACCTACCCAAATAGCCCGGCAATTTATGCAACATTTACAATTACTAAAACCAACGCTGCTAATGGAACTATTCTATTAACTCTTCCATCAAGTGCTACTAAGTACATGCCTGCACGAGCTTTTTGGGATCTACAAGCAACTATGGATTCTAACCCCGACTTTGAACAGACGTATGTTAGAGGCCAAATATTTACTCAACAACAAGTAACATTGGACTAATATGACAATCCCTACTCACGTTCCAATTGTCGTTACAGTCACGCCGCCAGCAGCACCATCAATAACTATAAACGATATTGTAGTTAGCGGTATAAACTCACCCGCAGTCGCGTATCATCATACGCAGGGAACTTCCTCAGCTACTTGGGTTATTGCTCATAATCTGGGGTTTAAACCTAACGTTACCGTTCAGGACTCAGGCGGTTCAATCGTAGAAGGCGAAATTGTCTATACGAGCGTGAACTCCCTTACCGTTACTTTTACTGGCGCATTCAGCGGCAACGCGTATCTTTCTTAAAGGAGAAGGTAAATGGCACGTAAGTTTTTAACCGCACTTGATCTAGGTAAGAACGAGCTTCAAAACGCTAGAGTTCAAAACCTAGCAACTGACCCAGCAAGTCCTGTCCTTGGTCAGATCTATTACAACACCGTATCTAATGAAATGCGTATCTATAACGGTACGATATTTGAAGCAATTGGTCTTAACGGTGTCACCGCAGATGCTGCGGAAATTAACATTCTTGACGGCGCTACGCTTACCACTACAGAGCTTAACTATGTAGACGGCGTAACCTCTGCAATCCAGACACAGATTGATACTAAAGCTCCGTCAGCTAACCCAACTTTTACCGGTACAGTAACACTTGATACTGGCGTTAACATCGTTTTTGAAGGCGCAACAGCCAACGCATTTGAGGCCACCCTTACAGCTGGCGACCCAACAGCAGATCGAACAATCACTCTTCCAGACCTTACAACAACTCTTGTTGGTCAAGATACAACTGACACTCTTACTAACAAGACACTTACTAGCCCTGTTGTTTCAGGACTTACGCTTTCAGATGGGTCAATTGTTGTTGAAGGCGCTACCGCAGACGCCTACGAAACTACTCTTTCATTTGTAGACCCGACCGCAGATCGCACAATCTATGTGCCAAATGCTGACGGTACTTTAGCTCGCGTTGAAAACAAGCTTCACGATTTTGCTGTAGCTACTGCTTCAGTAGATCTTAACAGCCAAAAGATTACAAACCTTGCAACACCTACAGACCCAACAGATGCCGCTAACAAAGGCTACGTTGACGCAGCTGTTGTTGGTATTGATTGGAAAGCCTCTGTTCGTGTGGCAACAACAGCAGCTGTTACTTTAGCAACAGCTTTTGAAAACGGAGATACTCTTGACGGAGTAACTCTTGCCACAGGTAACCGCGTTCTTGTTAAAGACCAAGCGGATGGATCAGAGAACGGTATCTATACAGTAAACGCTTCTGGTGCCCCTACCCGAGCAACTGATGCCGATACCGCAGCTGAAATCACAGCTTCTTTTGCAGTATTTGTAGAAGAAGGCACTGTTAACGCAGACTCAGCGTGGACACTTACAAACAACGGAACAGTTACTGTTGGAACTACCGTTCTTGTCTTTACTCAGTTTACAGGTCTTGGCCAAATCACAGCTGGTGCTGGTTTAACTAAGGCAGCTAACACTCTTGACGTTGGTGCAGGCACTGGTATTACGGTTAATGCTAACGATGTAGCAATTGACACAGCCGTAGTTGTTCGCAAGTACGCAGTTAGCTTAGGTGACGGATCAGCTACCTCTTACACAATCACACACAACTTAGGCACTCGCGATGTAACAGTTGCTCTCTACGAAGTTGCTTCACCGTACGCTGAAGTATTAGCAGATATTGAACACACAACTACAAACACCATCACAGTTAAGTTCTCAGTAGCACCTACAACTGATCAGTTCCGCGTAGCCGTACAGGGATAACCCATGAGCCGTAAATCGCTCGTACCTGTAAACGTCCCTGCACTATCTAGTGCTCCGAGCACGCCTACTTTACGCACGGGCGACCTGTACTTTAATACAACTGACTCCACTCTATACAGCTACAACGGAACAGCCTGGGCTGCATCTAGTGGTGCTGGCGGCGGTATTGCCGCTGCCGCGTCATCCGCCCCGGGTTCTCCAGTAGATGGGCAACTATGGTTCAATACAGTATCAAGGCGTCTATCTGTTTATTCTACAGGTGCCGCTGACTGGATTGTGCTTGCTAACTTTGCAGACGACCTTAGACAACATATTCATGATACCGATGTTGACGGCACTGGATTAATTATTTTTGTATTTGAAGACGCAGGGTTTTACGACTCAATACTTATACCTACAGCAGATGCTGGATTTTACGATACAGATTCCTGGGCTAGTAGTTACGATGGCGCAAGTCTCTGATATAGTAGTGAAGGTCTGGGAGGACATATAACATGGCAACAAGAATGCAACAGCGTAGGGGCACTGCGGCACAGTGGATCTCTACTAACAGTGGCAACGGTCCTATCCTAAACGCGGGCGAAATTGGGTACGAGAGCGATACAAACAAATTTAAAATTGGTGATGGAACAAATCACTGGATCAACCTTGACTATTTTACTGATGCTAATTCAACAGTAAATCCATCATTTGGTTCAAGCATTACATTTGAAGGCGCAACAGACAATAATTTTGAAACTACGGTTTTGGTAACTGACCCTACAGCAGATCGTACTATCACACTTCCAAACGCAACTGGTACAGTAGCGTTTACTTCAGATATTCCTTCATCAACAACAGCACTTTCAGAAGGAACAAACCTTTACTTCACAGACGAAAGAGCGCAGGATGCCGTTGGAAACAGTGTTGGAACTGGGCTTTCATACAACGATTCAACAGGTGCAATTTCTGTAACAGCAAACACTTATGATGCGTATGGTGCGGCAGCAACTGCAAAAACAGGAGCAGAATCAACGGCTTCAGGATATGTGTCAACACACGCAAACCTTACAGAAACACATGGCGCAACTGGTGCGGTAGTTGGAACAACTAATACACAAACCCTTACTAACAAGACTCTTACATCACCAGTAATCAATACACCTACTGGAATTACAAAAACAGACGTTGGTCTATCAAGTGTTGATAATACAACCGATGCTAATAAGCCAGTATCCACAGCAACACAAACAGCTCTTGATTTAAAAGCGCCCCTAGCCTCACCGACTTTCACAGGAACAGTGTCCCTTGACACTGGTGTCAACCTTGTATTTGAAGGTGCAACAGCAGATGCGTATGAGACCACTCTTACAGTAGTCGATCCAACTGCTGATAGAACTATTACATTTCCAAATGCTACAGGAACAGTGGTTCTTGCTGATGGCAACGGAAATGTAACAATATCAGGAGACGTGACGGTCAATGGAGTTACCACCGTTATTAATAGCACAGTGCTTGAAGTTCAAAATGAAATTAAATTTGAAGGTACAACCGCAGACGCATTTGAGACAAGCCTTAAGGTTGTAGATCCAACTGCTGATAGAACTATTACATTTCCAAATGCTACAGGAACAGTGGTTCTTGCTGATGCGACTCAAACTTTAGACAATAAATCCATTAACTTAAACGGAAATACTGTAACCGGAACTATTGCTTTATTTAACACAGCTCTTTCAGACGCAGACTTTGCAACACTTGCGGGCACAGAAACATTAACAAATAAAACCTTAACAACTCCAAATATTAATGAAGCAGTTGCCCTTACAGCAACAGCTACAGAGCTAAATGTTCTTGATGGGGTTACCTCATCTACCGCAGAATTAAACCTTCTTGACGGCGTAACATCTTCAACCGCAGAATTAAACATTCTTGACGGCGTAACCGCAACAGCGGCAGAATTAAACCTTCTTGACGGCGTAACATCTTCAACCGCAGAATTAAACATTCTTGACGGCGTAACCGCAACAGCGGCGCAAATAAATGTTCTTGCAAGCTTAACTTCATCTGCAACAGAACTAAATATCCTTGATGGTGTTACAGCGACTACAGCAGAGATAAATAAACTTGCTGGAGTAACTGCAACTTCAGCTGAGATTAATACCTTATCTGGACTCACTTCTACCGCTGCAGAACTAAACATTCTTGATGGCGCAACCCTTAGCGTAACAGAACTTAACTATGTTGATGGAGTTACTTCAGCTATTCAAACTCAATTAGACGCTAAGCAAGCAGTTGTTGCCAACGTTTCAGACACAGAAATTGGATACTTAGACGGTGTTACTTCATCTATCCAAACTCAACTAAATGGCAAGCAAGCAACTGTTGCCAATGTTTCAGATGTTGAGATTGGATATCTTGATGGAGTTACTTCAAGCATTCAAACACAGATGGATGCTAAAGCACCACTAGCCTCACCAACATTTACAGGTACTGTAACATTGCCTTCTGGTACTGTAACAAGCACAATGATTCTTGATGGCACAATTGCAAATGCAGATATTAATGCTTCAGCAGCAATTGATTGGACAAAGATTGCTCCTTCATCAACAGTATCTGCTACTGAGCTTGGTTACCTAGATGGTGTTACATCAGCTATTCAAACTCAATTAGATGCAAAAGCAGCACTATCAGCTCCTACATTTACAGGAACAGTGACTTCTACAAACGATGTTGTAGTTAATGGAAATTTAACGGTAAACGGTACAACTTTTAATGCATCATCAACTTCTATTACAATTGAAGATAATATGCTGCAACTTGCTCATCAAAATTCAGCAAATACAGTAGATCTTGGTATTGTAGTTGGATACACAGACGGTACCGCAAAGCATGCAGGTTTTGTAAGAGATGTATCAGATGCTAAGTGGAAGTTGTTTAAGGATGTAGCAACAGAGCCAGCAACAACAGTAGCATTTGGCGAAGGTTCACTTGATGCACTTGCAGTAGGAGCTCTTGAAGCAACAACTGTAACACCTTCATCTGGTGTAGTATTCTCAGACGGTACACAAACCCTTGAAGGAACTCCTTCACGTACACCAATTATTCAAAAGACAGCGTCCTACACTCTCTCAGCATTAACTGAAAGAGATAGTTTAATTGAAGTTGCTAGTGCAAGCGGTACAACAATTACTATCCCACTAAACTCAGCGGTCGCATATCCAGTTGGAACCTCAATTGATATCCTTCAAACCTCAACAGGTCAGGTAACAATTGCAGGAGATGCTGGAGTAACAGTAAACTCAACACCAGGATTAAAGTTAAGAACACAGTGGTCAACTGCAACTCTTTTCAAAAGAGCAACAAACACTTGGGTTGTTTACGGCGATCTGACAGCGTAATAGGGAAATATAAATGGCTAAGAAGACTGGTAAACGTTCCGCGGCATCAAACGACTTTTTAGAGCCATTAGCGCCAACAAGCGTATCTGCTACAGATGTTGGAACAGGCAGAGCGTTTAACAATGGTGCAGCCACGGTTACATTTTCTTTGCCCGCACTATCACCTGCTGCTACATCATTTACTGTAACTTCATCTCCTGGAGGATATACCGGAACCGGGTCATCTTCCCCAGTTACAGTCACAGGTTTGCAATCTAACACCGCCTACACATTTACCGCAACAGCAACTAACGCTTCTGGAACTTCTCAAGCATCTACGGCATCAGCTTCTATTACCGCAACAACAGTTCCTGCTCAAATGTCCGCCCCAACCCCAACTGCCGGGGTTAACCAAAACTCAATTGCTTTTTCAGCACCGGCAACTGGTGGAAAAACTATTACTAGCTTTACCATAACAGGCTCTGATGCCACTACTGGAACAGGTGCGACTTCCCCAATTACTATCGCTGATACTGGTGGAACGTCACAGACATACACAGTCACCGCAACTAACGCTAATGGAACAAGCGTTGCTTCTGCTGCGTCTGGCTCTATTACTACGTTATCCCCATTTTTCCCGCCATTCTTCCCACCGTTCTTTCCATTTTTCCCGCCATTCTTCCCACCGTTCTTTCCATTTTTCCCATTCTTCCCGCCTTTCTTCCCGCCATTCTTCCCATTCTTCCCGCCTTTCTTCCCGCCATCATTTGGTCCTTTCTTCCCGCCATTCTTCCCATTCTTCCCGCCTTTCTTCCCGCCATCATTTGGTCCTTTCTTCCCGCCATTCTTCCCACCATACTTTGCGTATGTGCCGCCTCCAGCGTTTAGCAAAAACTCCCTAGGCCCTAACGTACTTGTTAGAGGAGAAAACGGTTTAATTCGTGCACAAGATTTAGTACTTGGCGACGTTATTCACTCTCTTGATATTCCAGGAATTCCGCAAAACTTTAGAGAGATTGGGACAACTCCAGAGGATCTTGCGGCAATGTCTTGGGATGTAGAGGCGATCTTATCGGCAACCCCAGTACTAACTACAATTAATAGAATACAGATTGCGCAAAGAACTGGTGCGGTAATTGTAAGCGGTGAAATGTTTACACGAAACCACCGCATACTTATTGAAAGATCTGGAATTGTAAAGATTGTAAAGGCTCAAGAGCTTTTAGAAACAGATAAGGTGTTCGATTACCAAACATCTACTTTTGTTGATATAACTCTAGAATTTATTAACGATATTGAGTTTTATTCGTATAGCATTAACTGTGAGCCGTACGATTTTTACTTAACAGAGTCTACGTTAACATTTGATAATATTGAATGGTACCCAGACGTAGACTCTCCAAACGCGGTAGAGTAAAAATTGATTATTTATAATGACCATAAATCCATAAAATTTAATCCTGATATAAAAGAATATCCAAAAGAATTATCTGGATCATGGTTTTGTTTTACAAAAATAGAAGGTCATCCAATTCTTGCTGGGATGTGTGCTGTTTATTTTAATGACGAATACCCAAGCGGAACAATTATAGTTTCTAACTACGTACTAGATCAATATCCAGATATATACGCTACATGGGATAAAGACTATATGTCAAATAGAATGTTTGTATCCCCAAAATTAAGAAAAAGCGGAAAAGGCAAAAACGCACTTATTGTCGGAGATCAGTTTATTAAGTTTTTAGGAAATGAGTTACAATATTCTTATGGGGATCATGAAAATGGAGATTTTCTTTTTAATGGGGCATACTCTTTAAATAAAAAAAATGAAAACAAATATGTTAATGACCTTAACATGTTTGACTTTAGAGACTCAGCCTACCCACTAATACATTTTGATAAAAGGTTCATAAAATATGAAGTATACGCATAGAGATACAAAAGTATTTACTAAAAATATAGCTACATTAAACTCTGAAGATATCTTATCTTTAAAGAGTAGCACGCATAAAGATGTATACAGCTATGAGAACTTTAAAAAAATAGGATATGAAAAAATTAATAGCCCTAAAAATATATTTCAAGAATATAATGCAGAAACGTATAAAGTGTATAAAGAGATCTCAAATCTACTAAATGACGCCTGTAATCATTATCTAATAGATCAAGAGCGGCAAAATTATTTTATTAAAGGTAAAGTGTTTGAGTACAACAAAGATCATAATAATGAGATTTTTGATTTTCCTGGGAGAGATATTCCAATTTTTCATGGGTTTGTTATTTTGGGCGAAGAGGGATTAAAGCAAACATACTACACTGATAAAAGTAAAAAAGAGTTTATTTTTAGTAAAAATACAATCACACTATCCGCACCAACAAATCTTATAAATAATAAAGTTAATAACAGCTGCAAAGTTATAGAGTACTATATATCCCCATTGTCATCTACTATTCAAAATGAAAAAAATCTTTGGGTTCCTATTTTATGAAATCGTATAGCACAAACAACTTTTTAGAAACTGATGCCTTTAATGAAGTGCACTTAGCTTGTGTAGAAAAAAGTAAAAGCTTTAGAAATATACATTATGCGAGCGGGTATGGCAGATACGGCGTTTTTATAGACTTTTCAAAAGAAATTGAAGATATTTTTGTTAAAAAAGCAAGAGAAGCCTTTAAAACAGAGGATTTATTTATTACTTACATCCAATTAGTTAAATATCAGATAGTAGAAAACAATATCCCAAGGCTCACTCCCCATATTGATGACCTGCCAGGAACACGGGTTATTGACTTGTGTGTTGACACGACTTTGAGTAATTGGGGTCTTTTGGTTAACGATACGCTGTTTATAGATACGCCTAACACGGCAATATTTTTATATGGGCAAGAAGAGATCCACTCTAGGCCAGAGTACACTTCAAACAGCCCAAAAGACTACTCTTTACAACTACTTATAAACTTTGCGCCCAAAAACTTTTGGTTTTTTAAAGGAGACTACAAAAAAGCCTTAAAATATGTAATTCCTTCCCCGGTTATGTACGGCGATGGTGTTGTAACACAAAGTTGAACACCAAAGCCAGTTGGTGCTATAGTTCGTAGAACTTTAAAAGTGGAGATATTATGGATGTATACAACGAGAATGAAAACCCCTGGTTTACTAAAGATCGGTCTGAGACAGCTTCCAACAGGGTTGTAAGACTAATGCCTAAAAGCAATATCCCTATTAGTAATCCGGGACTAGGGTTAAATGTTTATCATAATACTTTTTCTTTGGATGACTCTAAAAGGTATATTAAAACGCTTGAGTCCAACTTGGCTAATGGCGGCAAATATAAGTGGTCAGAAGCCCAAGTAACAAACTCTGACGTGCCGATTAAAAAAGCAAGAGATTGCGTAGACTTTAAGTACAAACAAGAAAATCTAGGGCCAAGAGACGAATCTAATAAAGAGTTACTTGATCTTCATGAAGAGATATATCAAAAACTAAAGATGTGTGTGGACGACTACGCACACTACTGGGGCATAAATGTTACATATTATGAAGCATTTAACTTTGTAAAATACGAAGGTGAGGGTACCCATTTTAATATTCATGCCGATCATGGCCCTGCTTACAACTGCACAGTCTCTGCGGTAATCTATATTAATGACGATTATGAAGGTGGAGAGCTTAAATTTCCAAGACTAGATAACCTTGTTCATGTCCCAAAAGTTGGTGATATAGCTATTTTCCCTTCAAACTATATTTATGAACACGCATCTTTGCCGATGAAAACAGGAACAAAATACTGTGTTGTTATCATGACAGATATAAATCTTTTAGGCCATCCGACAACTTAAACTAGGAGAATATATGAGTACAGAACCTACAACCCCACAATCTTGGAGTAGTTATGAAGAGCTTGCTCCAGGAATATTTGTTTACCACGACGTCTTACCAACAGGTCTAAACCTTGTTGATAGACTAGAGTCTGTTTTACAACCTTTAGGGTCTACTGGGTATGCTTGGCAACCAGCTTATGTGGGGTATCAACAGCTAATGCCGGAGTATAGAGATTGTGTTGATTTTAAGTTTAAAAAAACAGATGTTCAAAAAGATAATTCAGAAAGCTCTAGGCAACTACAAGAAATTTGGCAAGACTGCTACGATAGACAAGCGTTAGCGGTAGAGGATTATTGCCAACGATTTAACATCAACAACTTAAGGTATTGGGAAGCCTTTAACTATATTAAGTATGAGGCGGGGCATCATTTTATGGAGCATCACGATCACGGGTTCTCTTATAACTGCACGCTGTCTTTAGTCGCCTATCTTAATGATACTTTTGAGGGTGGAGAGTTGTTCTTTAGACTTCAAGGGCTAACATATGTCCCAAAAGCTGGAGATGTTGTACTATTCCCGTCTAACTTTATGTACCCTCATCAAGCAAAAGTCGTTCACTCTGGGACAAAATACTCATTAGTAACAATGCTTGACTATAGTGAAAAGTACCATACACCAGACATGTATCATGAGACTGGATCATAATGTCAATTATTACGGCTTATAAAAAAACACCAACGGCGTTGATTATAGAGCCAATGTCTATTAAGCGCGACTGGATGGACGAAACTCCACAAGGCCATGCTTATAGGTGCCACCCGGTAACCTCCGCCAATGTTGTTGGTTGGAGCATATCTTCTCCAGTAGACATTAAGTTTATTTGGAACGGTATTAACGACACAAGCGGTACATCTGTAAAAATTTTAGAAGGTCAAACCTATGTTTATACAGGTAGAGGGCAATCTACAGTTAGCTTTAATACTGGTTTTATCCTTAAAACAAATCAAAATGTAAGTGTACTAACTGTTACACCTCAAAATTATTTTAATCCAGATATAGAAGTCATGTCTTCTTTGATATCTACATCCTTTTTAAGCACTGATTTCCCGTTAGCAATTAAGTGCCTGACAGCAAACAAAGAAATTACTATTAAAGCAGGAACTCCAATAGCAACTATCATTCCTATATCTTTGACCTCTTTAAAGGATGAATCGGTTGAAGTTGTTGAGTTTGTTCAAACTAAAGAGTACACCGATGCGGTAACATCCTATGGCGCGGCCGCTCAAGAAATAAATAAAACCGGAGAGTGGACTGATTGGTATAGAAATGCTGTAAACGAAAAGGGGGATTCAGTAGGGTCCCATGAAGTAAAAAACTTAAAGCTTAGTGTTATTGATAATACAGGGGCTAATAATGAAAATAATTAATTTTATAAGCAATAGACCGTGGCTTACTAAAGAGAGTAAATCAAAACCGGTTCCGACCTCAAAGTCAATACCGCAATGGTACAAAAACGCGGATAGGTTTGCTAAAATGCCAACTGGAGAACACTACCAAGCAACAAAAGAGATGTGTCCATTCCCTAAAAAAGGCACAACTGATGATTATGGGAAGATCCCTACATGGAAAGCTTGTCCTGCACTTTTGGATGTTTTAACAACAGGGTATACCTTGATCACTCCTTGCGACATAGAGTTTTTCTTAGATAGCGCTGGGCAGATTGATTTTAAAATTGAAGACCCAATGTATAAAGAGTTTGTTAACAAACGCCCACCTATGCCACAATTTTATCACCCAAAGGGTTACTACGAATATCATTTTGCTTGGTGGCCCGAATGGGCGGTAAAAGTTCCAGCTGGGTATAGCGTTTTATATGTATCTCCGTTTAATCGTTACGACATTCCAATTATGACAGTTTCTGGGATTATTGATAACGACGAGGTTAACCTTCCTGGATTAATGCCATTTTTTGTACAAGAAGGCTGGGCTGGAGTTTTACCAGCAGGCACTCCTTACGCTCAACTGTTGCCTTTTTTAAGGGAAGATTGGAAGTCTGAAATTAACATTCCAAAAGAAGTAGAGATGATACAAAACAATATGGAAAACAGCAAAAAGTATCGTATTGCAGATGGAGGGGTGTATCAGAAAGAGGTCTGGACTAGGCGGCTCTACGAATAGGGAATGGTATAATTAAAACATGAAACAAAACAATGACTCATACACGACAGTTAAACGCACACCGTCTATGACCCCATCTGGTTGGTTTGGGGATAGCAAGGACATGATTGTCGAGCTAGAGAACTTCATGACGCTAGAAGAAATAGAGTTTTTAGAAAAAGCTGCTAAATCTTTAACAATTTGGGATGTAACGCAAAGCCATACGAATGAAAATGGAACCGTTACCTATGATTCAGATTATTGGAAAGATAGGGTTGCAAGTCAACCAACCTTAGATAAAAATGATCCAAAGATATCCCCAGTAATTGCTGGACTATTCATAAGATTAAAACCAATTATTGAAGAGTTTTATAAGGTAAAGGCCCAGCCAACAGGCACAACTATTGTTAAATGGCTCCCTGGGCAGTTTCAAAACCCCCATGCTGATAAAGAGCTTCATGAAGGGCCTGATGCTGGGACACCTAATGATTTTCCAAACTATGACCTTTCAAGTTTGTTTTATCTTAATGACGATTATGAAGGTGGCGAACTATACTTCCCACTACAGGGGGTACAGTTTAAACCTAAAAAAGGCGCTGCTTACTTCTTCCCGGGAGATAAAAATTATATTCACGGGGTTACTGAAATCAAGAGTGGTTTAAGGTTTACATGCCCACTATTTTGGGAAATAACCCGACATACAGGGGATAGGCAACCGTAATGACGGATATAATACAATTATGAAATCTATTTATGATATCCCGCTTAATTCGGCCGAAGGGGCCCCTAGCTTCTTAGGCCAATTTAAGGGTAAAGTAACGCTGCTAACAAATACGACAGTGGGCTGTGGTAATGCTAATCAAATGGAAGTTCTCCAATGGCTTCAAGATAAGTACGGTGGAGATGATTTCCAAGTAGTTGCTATCCCTACTAATGACTACTGTGGCCCTGGCGTTACTAAGGGCAAGTGGTCACAAGGCATTACTTGTGGCTTAGACTCACAAGAGTATGGCAAAGACACTTATGGGACTACCTTTAAGTTTTCAGAGATGGTTGCGTCAAACCCAAATAAAAGTGCTAATGAAATGAGCCCTCACAAAGGAAATGACTCTGTAAATGGGTTAGGTCAACCTAAACAAAAAACTCATGAGCTGTATAAAGAAATATCAGATCAAATGCTTGCGTATGCCGCAAAACAAAAAGAGCTCGGCATTCCAGATAGAGATGGGTATATGTCACCTTGGCTAAATCAACCTGTCGCTAATGGAGCAATGCAAGGCGGAAACTTTGAAAAGTATCTTATTGATAAAGACGGATTTGTGGCAAATTGGTTCCAATGTACCGTTTTAAATTATGATATTGAAAAAACCCTTAAAGAAGATTTAATAGCTAAAGGCACCCCTGCTGCTATGGGAGAAGGCAGAACTCCAGAAGTATTTGAAGAAGAATATAACCTTGTTCAACAAGAGATAGAAAAATTAATTGCTGGAGATAAATCCCTTATAAATAACTAAACGGAGCACAAGCACAATGAATCTAGAAAACAAAAAAAGAATAACAAAAGACATAGTTGTTTATAAGAACTTTATAAGCAGAGAAGACTGCAAAAAAATGATTCAAGCCTTAGATGCTCAAGCGGACAACGGGGCAATTTCTTGGATGCCTATTTCATTTTATGAGTCATACTCTTCAGTATTGCCACAAGACAACGATAAAGAAATAATTGATGCTGGGCTATCTCCAACTATATTCTCAGACATTGAAAAAATAATGCCAGAGGCAATTGCTTCAGTTCACGACTTAGACCCAAAAACAATTTCTAAAATCGGGTATCACACACAAAAATGGGAGCCGGGAGCATACGCAAGAATCCACTCTGACAATACGGATGCGCATGGAAAGTCAGGGGCATTTACAAGAAGCCGTTACGCAGGTTTTCTATATCTTAATGATGACTTTAAAGGAGGATTACTTAAGTTTCCAAGTCAACACATAGAGATCAAACCAGAAGTTGGAATGCTTGCCGTTTTTGACGGGGGATTTAACAACATGCACGAAGTATCTTTAATAGAGAGCGGAGTAAGGTACACCATTGGATCTTTCTGGGATGATAGAGAAGAGTCAGATTATCCGCAAGAACTAAGAGATGCTTGGGCTGCAGAAATGAAAGAGACTAGAGCTCAACAAGAAGTTGAACGAGCAGAGTGGCAAGATTTGCTTAAGCAGGGCTGGAAGCTAGATGCGGACGGTAATAAATACAAAGTAAAAGAGACTACAAATGATTGAGCCCTTTAAACAACAGTTGATAGATAGCGGGTATGTAGTTACAGATATTACCCCAGAACTATTTTCTGTTGAAAACTTTTTATCACAAGATCAACTAAATACTTTTTGGGATATTATCCACAGTACGTCTCAAGAAGATTGGGAAGTAGAGTACCACGCAAACTTAAAGTATTTTTGCATGGAAAAATTTGGCAGAGATGATGTTGATAACCTGGTTGCTGAAGGTAAGTTTGAAATTACTCAAAATTGGAAAGATAAAAACTTTAATATATTACATCACGAGATCCAGAGGCCATTATATGACGGCTTAAACTCAATGGTAGTCAAAGCTGATCCAGAGTTAATTTTAAGTGGTTTTGCAACAATTCAAAGAATGCAAACAGGAGTAGAACTAAAAGCTCATACTGACCAAAAAACAGACCCCTCTATAAAATACGCTACGATTGTATATATTAATGATGACTATGCAGATGGCGAGTTATTTTTTCCAAACCTGGGGATCCAGTTAAAGCCTAAACCAGGAACTATGTTGTTTTTTCCAGGTAATGAGCAATATGAGCATGGGGTTAAGCACGTAGGTGAGGGCCAAATAAGATACGTTCTTGTTGGCTTTATTAAAGAAAAATATCACTATCAAAATAATAAATACTAGGGAGCATTAAATGGATAAAGAAATTTTAAATGAAAAAGTATACTACTATAAAAATGGCGTTAAAAACTTTGAAGAGCTTATGAAAAATGTTTATGAGTTAGACAATCTAGATAACCCTCAACCTTGGGAAAACTGGACCGCATCCAACGACAAAAACTTTATCTATGGAAAAACCATGTCATTTGATAAAAACCAAATAGGAAAACTAGAAGATCCGTACAAATCTAAAATGTCTTATATTTTTGATACTATTATGGAATCATTTTATGATGTCTCTAAAGATTTTGCCATGTCTATTGGGGATACTGATGAACCTAGACTGTTTCCAGTATTTAATATTAAAAAATACAATGTTGGAATTGGAATGGGTGCCCATTTTGACCAGCTAGATGGGGATCAAACCCTAAGGTACTCTTTAGTTATGTATTTAAACGATGATTTTGAGGGTGGAGAAATATCATTTAAATTATCTGACTATAAAAATATAGGGGAATTTCCAACTCCAAATCTTGATTATGATGTGGCTGTTGCAAATAATGAAATTGATTTTGGATTAAAACCTAAAGCTGGAAGTATTATTATTTTTCCATCTATGGCGCCATATCACCATACTGCTCATATTGTAAAAACTGGATTTAAATATATGGTGCCAAGTCACTGGATCCATAATAATATGGACCTTCATCAAAGTCACATGTAATATAAATGAAAACAGCTATTGTAACTGGGGCAAGCAAAGGGGTAGGGTTAGCAACAGTTAAACGCCTGTCTGAAAATGGGTACAAGGTCATCGCTGTTTCAAGAGATCTTTCCAAAGTGTCTGAGCTTGTTTCTGATAACGTTGAGGTCTATAGGCTAGACATTACAGACTCTAAAGCAATAGAAATATTCTTTGAAAAATATAAAAATATAACCCTAGACCTTTTAGTTAACAACGCAGGTGGCGGCTCTGGACCAACCCACATTATTAATGAAACTCCAGAAAACTTTAGAAGAGCCTACGATATAAACGTAACGGGCCCTATGTATTTATCTCAACTATTTGTACCCTGTATGAGAAGGTCACAATCTCCAACAATTGTCTTTATTACCTCTTTTGGCGGTAAGGTGCCCTATCGCGGTGGGGGGAACTATACAAATGCCAAGAGGGGTGAGCGCGGTCTAATTGACACCATGAGGCTTGAGTTTCCTCAATTTGGCATTAAAATTACAGATATCTGCCCAGCTACCATCGACACCCAAGAACAAAAACGGGATCAGGCGTTAACCGCAGAGGATTTAGCGGAAGCTATTTACTGGGTGGGGTCATTACCAAGCCATGTTAATATAAATGAGATTGAAATTTGTCATATTAACAGTAGTAAGTACTGAAATTTGTGACATACTTGTTTATATGGGCAGAGACCATTTTTCTAAAACGTTTCACTCACCTTATTTTCAATCTAATTACTATAAGGAAGAAACCCCTGGCGGAAAATTTGAAACTAAAGTAGAGAACTGGCTTAAAAAAGTGTTCTTTCGTCCTAGAAAAGATACCAAATGAGATCATACACTCCGGGCGGTCGGTTTGACGCAGACTTTGAAACAGATGACCTACTCGTAGGTGTCGATACTGATCTTAAGAATCCAGTAGGCACCTCCGCGCTTTGGTACATCTACGACTCAGTCAATACTGTGGTTGACCCTATCTACGATACCGGCCAAGACTTAAGTGGCACCCTTGGTGGCAAAAAGTGGACTGGCCCATTTACCATCCCTGTGGTCAAAGCTATTATTGACCAAGGTCAAGCTATGACATCCGCGGTCGGTTTCTATAACGCCGACACCTTGCACCTTACCTTTAACATTGAAGATGTCCAGAAATACGCCCCTAATATCATTATCAAACCCGACACAAACAACCGCGACCGTGTCGTTTGGCGCGGTCAGGTATATCGCCCATTCTCAATCCAAGAACGCGGTATCATTTCCGAGAGATTTACGATCTTGTCTGTTGACTGTATTCAGGTCATGCCTGAAGAAATGGTCAATGACGCTCAATTTCAGACCTACGCGTCTTAAGGAAACACATGGCTAAAGACACTAACCCTTGTTGGGATGGCTACGTTCAAGTAGGCATGAAGATGAAGAATGGCAAGAAGGTTCCGAACTGCGTACCTGCGGGTTCTGGAAAGAAAAAAGTTGCAAAACCTACTACAAAGAAGGCTGGTAAAAAATAATGTGCGCAGCATGTGGATGTGGAAAGAAAAAGGGCGAGCCAGGTTTTGGCAAGGGCCCAAAGAAGACTGCTAAGAAAGCGGCTTTAAAAGGTAAACAAAAGAATCTTGATGCAGATAAAGACGGCAAGCTAGAAGGCTCTGACTTCGCTGCGCTACGAAAGAAAAAGAAGTAATGTGCGCGACTTGCGGCTGTGGTCAACCAAAGAACAAGCACGGGATGAAGACAGTACAAGCAGCGAACAAGAAGTTTGCTGCCAAGAAAGCTGCGCCTGCAAAGGGCAGTAAGTCTTCAATGGTCAGAAAAAAGGGTATGTAATGGCTCACGATGACAAAAAATGGACCAAAGGCATGACCCCTGCTCAAAAGAAAAAATTTGAGAAAAAGGATGAAAAGAACGACGCTAAATTAGCTAAGAAGATTAAGAAGAAGTAAATGAAATCTCTCCCTAAAGGTGTTATGGATAAAGTTAACAAAAACGTTAACTCCGCCAAAGCGGCAAAGCCGCCCATGGCAGCTCCTGGGATGCCTGTAAAAAAGATTGTGACTAAAACAGTCCACTTTGGATCAGATGCCCCAAAGAAAGCGGCCCCGGCCAAAAAGAAGTAAAGCTTAAGCCCCGCGAAAGCGGGGTTTTTGCTTTATCCTATAACTGAATTCATGCGAATTCGAAGCAGTACCCGTGCGTTCCACTTTGCCCAACTCCTTAGGAGATTGCCATGTCTAACATAGACAAGCCAGATGAAGTAGCTTTTGCTAAAGCAATTGCGGAAAATATCCCTGGGCAAAAAGACAGCGATAAACTCTGGTACGGCTTAGTGGCGGCAGGTGTAGCACGGAAAGTTATAAAGAGTGTCAGAGCCCGGTGACTTTGACGCGGTGGTATCTGACGCCGCATACTATCTAAATAAAGAGTTAACCCCTGAGCTTAAGACTGCCGCTAAACAAGCAGGCTGGCCAAAAGAAATTGTAGATGTGCTCTCAGTTCAATTTGATGGCAAAGACGTCTATGTTGACTATCCGCCTCAGCTAGAATCACAAATTAACAATCTTACCTATGGCAATGGGCCGATCTCGCCAAACCCAGTCATCTTACCTTTTCGTGCCCGTAGCTCAGAGACAGTAAAAAGCGTGTTAGCTAACCGCGTAGTTTCTAACCTGTTTCAGTTAGAGGAGGTCTTTGGTGAGTAATCCTTTTATTATTGCTGAAGACTTAGCCCTTAAGACCCACATAACTGGTCTTACTGTTTCAGATGAGAAAAACGCTGCCCGCGTAGTTAAAGTGTGGTTTGGCTACCCTGACGTTGAAGTTCGCAGCCAAGACTTTCCTTTTATTACAATTGATCTAGTAGATGTTGTTCCAGCTAATGACCGCCAACACCAAGGGCTAGTTAATGACAGCGACTACCGTGGCACTATTGCTCCAATTGCAAATAAATCATTTACTTACGAAATGCCCGTAGCTTACGATTTGGTATACCAAGTCACTAGCTACTGCCGCCACCCGCGGCACGATCGAACTCTTATGTACAAGCTGGCAGATAAATTTCCCTCAAAGTACGGCAAGTTAGCTGTGCCTAATTTCTTAGGCACCGAGACAGGCTACCGAAGCATGTTCCTTGATGGGTTTGTAAAAAGAGACGCAGTGGATGGAGAAACCGGTAACCGCCGTCTTCTCCGAAACGTCTACATGGTTAGAGTGATAAGTGAAATGACTCCAAGTCAAGCCGCTTCATCAGTCTGGGCAGTAGATACCGTCTTGATTAACGCTACTACCGCGAGCATCCCGATCCAATACAAGCCGGTCTAACATATGAAACCTACGAATAACTTAAAGGAGACAAACTAATGCCTTTCCAACGCCCTGGGGTATACGTTCAAGAAACGTTAAACCCTGTTCAATCAACCACTGGTCCTAACTCGGATTCAGTCGGTGCTTTTATTGGTGCTAACGACCGCGGTCCAACCACCCCAACTTTAATCACATCATGGAGCGATTACGTTAACAAGTTTGGTAGCTGGAACGTTTCAGCCTCAAACAACCTTCCGCTTGCTGCTTACATGTTCTTTTCTAACGGCGGAAGCAAAGCATACTTTGCTCGCGTAACAGCCTCAGCTGTTTCGGCTACACGTACTCTTGTTGACCGTGCGGCTACACCGTTAAACACCCTTACCGTAAGTGCTGCTAACGCAGGCGCATGGGGTAACAACATCAATATCTCTGTTTCAGACTCTACGAGCACTGGTCTATTTGATATCTCTGTTTACTACAACGGCAGCACCGATGCGTTTTTAGTAGAGCGTTATACAGACCTTTCAATGGCTGCTACTAATGCTCGATACGCCCCAACTGTAGTAAATGCAGGTTCTTTGTACATTACTTTGGGAGATCTTGGTTCAGCCACTGTTGGTACTTCTAAGAACCCAGCAGTTATCACAAACCAAGCTTTGGCTTCAGGAGCTAACGGCTCAGCGATTACTGCAGTCTCTTCCTATTCAGTATTTGACACAGTTAACCAGTCTTTAATTTTAAATGTGCCTGGCTTTACTGATGCAACTACTGTAAACGCAGCAATTGCTTATGCGGATGCTCGCCAAGACGTGTTTGTTGTGATTGATGGCTCTGGTCTACCTGTTGGTGACGCAGTTACATCTAGCACTCAATTAAACTTAGCTTCTACCTACACCGCATCATCTTATGCTGCTGTGTACTACCCGCCAATTACAATCTCTGACCCTACAGGTGGCGTCGGCTCAGCAACTGGGTCTACAAAAACTATCGGTGCAGGTGCAGCTGTTGTTGGTCTTTATTCAGCAACTGATGCCTCTCGTGGAGTTTACAAAGCACCTGCGGGTCTTCAAGCTCGTTTAGCGGGTGCCGTATCTGTAACACCTTTAACAAATGCTAATCTAGACAGCCTAAATAGCGCAGCTAAGCCTGTAAATGCTATTAAGTTTGTTCCAGGATCAGGCATTGTAGTAATGGGTGCTAAGACACTTAAGGCTGGATATATTGACAAGTACATCCCTGTCCGCCGCACACTTATCTATTTGCGTAAAGCTCTTACAGACCTTACTGAGTTTGCAATTTTTGAGCCAAATGACCCAGCGCTATGGCGCCGTTTGAACGCAACTGTTAGCAGCTTCTTGACTAATTTCTGGTCACAAGGCGGTCTTGCTGGAACAACTCCGGCAAGCGCGTTCTTTGTAAAAGTGGATAGCACTAACAACCCACAACCATCAATTGACAATGGCGAAGTTAACCTTGAAATTGGTGTGGCCCTTCAGCGTCCAGCTGAATTCGTAATTATCAAGATCGGCCAGTTTGACGGTGGAACCACCGTTACTGTTGCGTAAAGGAGAAAATAAATAATGACAAGCAGCGTTATCAATCGCTTTTCAACGATTGCAACCGACCCGTTACGCAGTTTTCGGTTTTATGCGGAATTTACTGCGGCGGGTGAGACCCAGTTTGACAACAAAATCACCAGTGGTTTCACTGGCGGTTTTACAAATATCAGTGGTTTAAACATCACTACTCAGTCAATCCAATACCGTGAGGGTGGCTACAACACCACTGTTCACCAGATCCCAGGAATGACAACTTTTAGCCCAATTACGCTACAACGTGGTGTGTTAGCCGGTAACGACCAAGCTATCACTTGGATGCGTGGTTTATTTGCTGCCTCAAGCGGTGACGGACTCGACACCGGAACTAATAAGACTTTCCGCGTAAACGTGGATATCTATGTAATGGATCACCCAAACGCAAATGCGGCATCTACCAACCTCCCAAAAATGAAGTTCACGGTACACAACGCATGGCTTACTGGTCTAAACTACACAGATCTAAACGCAAATGATGGATCTCTTTTCTTTGAATCAATGCAGCTAGTCCATGAAGGATTAACTGTAGCCTTTACCAAAACAACTGCTGGTAAAGAATTTGAAGCAAACCGCGAGCAGTAATCTAACCGACTAACTATTTAGGAGTATAAATCGTGACTGAAATAATCACAGACGCAGAACTTGTATCAAAATTTGCCGCACAGGCGATGGAGGAGCCCGAGAAAGTTATTGAAACTCGGGCACCTTCAGAGTCAGAAGTAGATCTACCGGGAGGTTTCATTGGAGTCAACCGCGAAGTGATTTTAACCGCTGAGGTTAGAGAGTTAAACGGAATGGATGAAGAGTTGATCGCTAAAGCGGGATCTTCAGCTAAAGCCTTTAACGTTCTTCTTCAGCGCGGGTTAGTAAAACTAGGTTCAGAAGATGTGACTAAGGATCAAATTGATAGCCTGTTATCAGGTGACCGCGACGCCATCCTTATCGCTATCCGACGAGCAACCTTTGGAAACACTCTAGATCTAAACATTAACTGCCCTAGCTGTAACGCCCCGCAAACTACAAGTATTGACCTTGTAGACGATGTTCCAGTTAAGCGGTTAGAGGATCCAATTGCGGATCGAACATTCTATGTAGAGACAAAGAAAGGCCCGGTGGGAGTTGCTCTTCCAACGGGAGTAGTTCAAAAGCGTCTTGTAGACAACATGGATAAAAGCATTGCTGAGATGAACACTGTTCTACTAGCTGGTTGTATTTTATCTGTTAATGGTTCTCCATCTTCAGGCGCTTCAACCGCTTTAGCTTTAGGAATGGCTGATAGAACAAAAGTTCTTGACGCAATTACTGATCGTAACCCAGGCCCACGCCTTGGGGAGGTGAAGAAAGCTTGTCAGGCATGTAATGAGGATATTGAACTCCCATTAAGTTTGACAGATTTGTTTCGCTTATAGCACTACTGAGTACGAAGGCATTTTAAATGAGTACGAAGTACTTACTAGAACGTTTACAGGATGGACATTGACAGAGATCCGCGCATTATCAGTTAGAGAACGATATAACTGGTTAGAGCGGGCTCAAAGACACACGGGAAGGAAATAACAAATGGCAGATCCAAAGAGCGTCATTGTTGAAATAAAGAACGGCCTTTCCGACGTCCGTCAACAAATGAACTTGCTTAAGCAAGATACCGCGGCGTGGGTTAACAGTTTAGGCTCTGGTGTTTCCAAACTCTCTGGTGCTGGAGGCGGCTCAAGCGGTGGGGGCTCTACAGTAGCCTCTGAACCAAAATTTACCCCACCCGCTTCTCAGACTGGCGGAGGTGGCGGAGGTTCCGCCCCGTACCAACCTATGGGTGGAAACCTTGTAGCTAAGAACCCATCTTTTAACCCACCAGCAGGCGGGGATGACGGCGGTGGCGGTGGCGGTGGAGGCGGCGCAGGTGGCGGGTACACCGGTAACACTAGCTTAACTAAATATTTAACAGAAAACGCAGCAGCCGGGTTCTTATACTCAGCTGCGTTAACTTCTGGAATGTTGGACCAACCCGGTGAAACTGTTGAAGCCCAGTTGTTAATGAAACGAACCGCTTATTTTAATGACAAGTCTTATAACAACATTCGCGATCTTCAATCAAGCCTTGGTAAAAAAGGAACTATTAAAGATAAGATGGATGTTTCGCGTGGTCTTGCTTCTGCGCAAAGCATTGGTGTTACCGGTCCAAACGTAACTCAAGGATCTAAAGGCATGGGTAGTGTAGCTGAAGGCGTAGCTGCAACCTCAAATCTTTTGCCTGGAGCTGGTTTTGAAGGCACAATGCGAGCTTTCTCGTCTATGCAGCAAGCTAGAAACGTAAACATGCTCCGCGGTATTGGTATCCAACTCCGCGATGAAAATGGAAATTTAACGCCTCCAGATAAAATTATTGACAGCCTTTGGAAAAAGATTGTTCATGATTACCAACAAGCTTATGGCTCAGGGTCAATGCCAAAAGAACGCGAATTGCTTATTGGTATGCAGCCAGGTAACTCTATTGACTCAATGCTTGATATGTATTTTGGCAATGACCCAATGGCAAAACAACTTATTGCTAATGGTCTTTTGTACAAGGCAAAAACTGGCGGCGGCGCTATTGATAAAACTAAATTAACAGCCATGGGCGCCACCACAGAAGCAGTAGGTGCGTTTAGCCGTAGAAATGCTGCCGCTGGAACCCAATTAGGGCTTACCGCAAATGCTGGAGCATCGGGCTACACAACAGCTGCAAACGCAATTGCTAACATTAGCGAAAACATATCTTCAAATGAAACTTTGTTAAAAGCCCTTCAAAAAACAACAGAAATTAATGCGCAAGTTGTTACTGTATTAGGGGCAGTAAACGGAACATTAGCAAAAGCGTTAGGCGCTCTTACCGGTATAGGCGGAAAATTAGGTCTTGGACTTGGGTTTGCTGGTTTAGCGGGGTTAGGTGTTGCTGGATTGGTAACTACTTCAGGGGATGACACTTCTGGTGCAAGTGACACCGCTCCTAGTGGTGGAGGCAGTTCTGGCAGCTCGGGCGCAAGCGGAGTCGGCCTCAGCAAAAATCCAAAAGCTGGACAAAAGTCTTTTGCTTTAGCTTTGCTAAGAAAATTAGATATTAAACCTACACAAACCGCAATTGACGCACTTATGGCATGGCAACAAAGAGAGGGCGGTCACTGGAAAAATAGTGCGACGTACAACCCTCTGAACACTATGCTGCAAAAAGATGGATCCGTTAACTACATGTCTGGGCAAGAAGGAAAGGGCGTTCAAGCTTACATGTCTTTGGATCAAGGAATTGATGCTACAGCCGATACTCTTACTGGAAAAAGCTCTAAATCTCGAGGCTACGACAGAGTTATTTCAGCTTTAAAATCTGGCGATCAAACGGATATATACGCAGCAATTTTAGCTACTGAATGGGTTGGAAGAAACGAAGTTGACAGTGAAGGGAACCGAACAGGTGCCAACTACTCCTACAAAGGTTTTAAAGGGTTTAAGTCGACGACGGACGAGGGAAAAACCTACAACATGGGCGGTGTTACCTTTAACATTGTCGGTACTGGAAAATCTGCGGATGAGCTTTACAAAGAATTTAAAACTTTAATGGATGCGGAAGAGCGGAAAGCACAGGCGGCCAACGGATGAGTCCTATCTTAGAACCATTAGACAACCCGCTAGTTGTAGCAACTTCAGCTACTAAAGCGGAGATTGCTGCTGCTGAAGCAATTGAGCGTTGGAAACAAAATGAGTTAATTAGAACCGTATCGGAAGATATCGCAAATCAAACTCAATCTAGCTCTATATACAATGGTGCTGCGTTCCTAGCAACACAAGATAAGCCTAACTCAACGCAATCTTCTGCTATTGAGTACACGGGTACCCCTACCCCAATTGATTACAAGTTTAACTTGCCTCCGCACACTTGGAGCTTACCCCTGCGCCCAGGCGAAATTGAGCCAGAAATTGTGGGCTCTAGTACCGTTTACACAAATGATTCTTTCCATGGTTTCCGCCGTGGTCGCATTTGGTACTGGCAAACATCGGCTGATATCAGCAAAACTACTAGCGATAACTCTGCTGCTACCAGCGGAGCTGAGAAGCTATTACTTGACCGCAACTACGGCTTCCAGTTCCTATGGAACCCTGATGCTATCTCAGTAAACGTCTCTAGAAACATGGACATAACCCCAAACAGCGCCGATACTCTCCGCGTTGTAGCTGGTGTTTTTCCTGGTCAAGAAACCGTTTCTTTAACTATTGTTCTAGACCGCACTAATGACTTTGCTTACGCTAAAGCTACCGGTACTGGGGCCGCGGAGTACTACACCGCAGGATTCCCATTAGCGGCAAAACAAGATTTTAATACACAACTAAAAACATTGTTAGAGCAAGGAACAATGGCGGACTTAGAATACCTTTTCCGCGCTATTAACGGTTCTGGCTCCGGAGACAAGCAGTGGACAACACTTTTAGGAAAGAAAACAGCAAACGTTGGTTACTTACAACCGACATTGCTTGGTGTGGCTCTTGGCCCAGATACCCAAAACAACTTGTCATATGTAGGTTGGATTTCTAACTTATCTATGAACCATACTGCCTTTACCCAAACTATGATCCCTCTAAGAACAACAGTAACCATCTCACTCGAGTGCTTCTCTGGCTCAGGAATTACGGCGGGTTAAAAATGGCTATCTATCGCGGATCTCGTTACGAGTACTCAACTGTTGACTACTTTTCAACTACGGTAGAGGGTGCCGATGAGCCTGTCGTTTTTTACAGCTTTTCGGATCTTGGGTATGTTCGCTACTGGCAACACACGTATGTAGAAGGCGAACGTTTAGACCAGATTGCGTATAAGTACTACCAACGCCCTCAATTCTGGTGGATCATCCCTGAGTACAACCCGGAAATTACAGACTTAAACAACATTCCCGCGGGAACCGTTTTAAGAGTGCCAAATGTTTAATTACATAAAGGTAAACTTCCCTGACTCAGATATACAACCAGAGGTTGTTTACTCTGCCACTATCTCTCAAAGCCGGTTTGCCCACGAAACCGCGGTAGTAAAATTTAGAGACTGGAACGTTCAATACGACATCGTAGCTCCAGGCACACCTGTCCAACTAACCCTTTATGGCATGAAAAACCGTAGAGAGTTTTATGGCTATGTGCACCACATTACCCCTGACCAAAGCCCAGGAAAAAACTTTACAGAAGTTGTAATTATTGGGGCATCTTTTCCCATGAAACAACAATCTCAAACTATTTATAAAAACACTACAGCTGATCAAGTCATTCAGTCAATTGCTACAAAATACAATTTTGTTGCCTATACCGTTCCGCATCCACGCATTTACCCACAGGTGTCCCAAGCTGGCCACACTGATTGGGAATTTATGGTCCGTTTAGCTATGCAATCTGGGTACTCTTTGCGTACAGAGAACACCGAACTTTATTTTCAACCCGTTATGGACGACTTTACAAATTACAGAGAAAGCGCCCCTAAGTTTATTATGCGACAAGCCACCGATCCGGACGGCTCAACCATTTACTCTTTTAAACCTATTATTGGTGAGTCATTAGACTTTAAGGACTCAACTAAAGCGGCTGTTGCAATCAGCGGCGTAAATCAAAATGATGGCACTAGAATGGCCATTACCACTCAAATTAGAAATATTAAAACTAGAAAAAAGCAACAAATTGAGTTTTTTGACAAATTTGATACTTCTGTAGTCGCATCAGATATTCAAACAGCTAGCTTTGAAGCAAAAGCTGCTGAAGACAAAAACTACTTTCCATATCGAGCTACTGTAGAAGTTTTAGGCGACCCTACCTTGCGCCCAGACTTGCCTGTATTTTTAGAGGGCATCGGGGACAACTATTCTGGTTACTGGGTCATTTTAAATACAGAGCATAAGATTATTGAAACTGAGCGGAATCAACAGACCTACACAACTGTGTTAACTGTAGGTATTGACTCTTTAGGCGCCGCTGCGTCGTGGAGTGACAACAAGACAATAAACTCCCCTGACTACATTCCGCGTAGAAAAATTATTCCGGGCGTAAAACAAACAAAGGTTGTTCCCGCTACCGCCTTAAACACCGTATCTCCTGCTGCGAGTCCTCAGCTAAAAAGCAGCTTTGGAACTTTACAAAATAGATCAAAGCCAAGCCTTAACCGCCGAGATCAATCCCCAACAGTTTGGAAGAGCACTACCTCTTCGCTTAATAACATAATTGTAGAAACTAAAAAGTCTCCAATTATCCTTGATCGGTTGCTAAAACGAGCGGCGTCTAACTTATGACCTTTGACAAGCGTTTTTATGGACTATATAAAGGTATTGTTGTAGACAACAACGACCTAGAGTTGCGAAAGCGCCTTACGGTTAAGGTTCCTCAAGTAACTGGGGACGCTGTAACGGGTTGGGCCGAAGTCTGCATCAATGGTAGCGGGGTTACCGCGCCAAGTGTAAACGACGTTGTATGGATATCCTACATAGCAGGAGACCCTAATTTTCCAGTATGGATAGGAGTAACTACATGATTGAAAAAGCAATAACGTTGCCTTTTTCCTTTGATTCAACCGGGGCGGTATCGCACTCAACGGATCAAAAGAAAATATTACAAGACCGCGTTGTTCTTGTGGTTATGACCAAATTAAGAGAACGAGTAATGCGTCCTACATTTGGCAGCGAAGCTAGTAACTCATTGTTTGAGAACGTAGACTCAGCCGCAAATATGATCCGTCAAACTATTGGCGCGGCGTTCTCTAATTGGCTAAAAGGTTTACTTTTGACCAACGTTGAAATTTATGTAGATCCTTCTGAAGGCTATTTAATTGCGGAAGTGTTCTATAAGATTGATCTACAAGAGAATGAGCAAAGTGTAAGGATAAAAACGGCTATCCTTAGCCGAACAGGCGACGTACTTCTGGAGGTAAATAACTAATGGCTACTAACTACATACCGCAGGTGGATTACACCTCCCGCGATTACTCGTCTATTCGCCAAGATTTGATTGATTTAATCCCAGAATTTACCCCTACTTGGACTAACCGCGATCCAGCTGACTTTGGTATTACTATCTTAGAGATGTTCTCTTACATGGGTGACATTTTAAATTACTATATTGATAAATCAGCTAACGAAGCATTTATTAGCACAGCTAGCCAACGCGACAGCGTGCTCCAGTTGGCTAAGCTTTTGGGATACACCCCAACAACCAGCACAGCTTCTACTGTTACATTAACTTTTGCCGACACCCGCGGTGGTACCCCAGCTACCGCTTTTGTGGTGCCAGCTTTGACTCAGGTAGCAACATCTGCGGTAACAGATAGCAATACAAATCAAATTGTTTTTGAAACCAATTCTGCCGTAACCGTGCCCATAAACGGAACAATTACAGTTTCCGCCAAACAGGGCAAAACTATCGGGATCTCTCCTGTGGAAAAAATTGGTGAGTCTAACGGACAAGCTAACCAAGTATTTAAATTAGCTCAATCGCCTGTAATTAACGGCAGTATTTCAGTCACTGTTGGCGGGGTTAACTATTACGAAGTTTCTTATTTAATTGACTACAATAGCTACGACCCAGTGTTCTCTACCTACACAAACGCCGATAGCGTCACATATGTTTTGTTTGGCGATAACATCAGCGGCCGTATTCCACCAAATAACGCAGAAATTTTTGCCGTATACCGTATTGGCGGAGGCGCCGAAGGTAACGTAGCAGCAGGCACAATTAAATCTATTATTAGCCAAGCTGCTATTACACCTACTGCTTCTGGTTTAACTGTGCTTAACCAGTACATATCTGCCGCTAATGACGGCTCAGCTTCTGGCGGAGCTGACGCGGAGTCTACTGACTCTATTCGTATTAACGCTCCGTTAAGCTTACGCGCTTTAAACCGCGCCGTATCTCTATCTGACTATTCAGCTCTTTGTGTACAAGTTAGCGGTATTGCAAAAGCCATAGCTATTGCTGAAATTTATAGCAGCATTACTGTGTTCTTTGCTCCTTACGGTGATCGCGGAGTAGAATCTGACAACGTAACCCCTACCGCAACCTTTAATACACTAAAGGCGACAGTACTAAGTTATATGGCTGACAAAGTTCCAGCTAACACCACAATTACATTCCAACCACCAAGCTATGTAACTGCGCTAATAGACGCAAACGTTACATGCCTACCTCAATACAAACAAAACTTAGTAGAGGCCGGCGTAAACACAATCTTGGCAGAACTATTTGCTTTTGACAACGTAGCGTTTGCTGACCGCATTACCCTACAAGATGTAATGTCTGCTATTTCATCTGTAGATGGTGTGGCGTACTCGCAAATAACAAAACTTGTCCGCGAAGATGAAGACATCACATTAACCGTAACCAACAAGGTTCTTTCATCAAATGTAGCAACATTAACTGTAGGTTCCTCACACGGCATTACTGTTGGAAATACAATTCTGGTTTCTGGAGTAGACGCTACGTTTAACGGTACGTTTGTAGTTACCGCAGTAGCATCCACTACAATTTCTTATGTATGTATTGCTACTAACGTGTCTTCTACCGTAGTCTCCATTACTGATGGTGTAACAGTGCTAAAAGTTACTGACATCTTATGTTTAACAAATGAAATCCCAGAGATTGACTACGAAACAAATCTTAATTTGACATTAACGGGAGGTATTCTTAACTAATGTCACGTTACGGTATTAATTATTACGGCTTAAGTACGTACGGCTCTTCCGCCGCCGTTCAGTACGTAGCTGGGGCTTTTACTGCCCAATCTAGAGGGTACGGGTTTATACGTATTGAATGGGAAAACCCATCTGGCGCGTGGTCAAATGTTCGGTTAATAAGAAACTCTTACGGTTACCCCGTAAACGCGTATGACGGCGACGTATTAGTCAATGCGGCAAGAGAAAACAATTTAACAGAGTATGACGATTCAACGTTAGCAAAAGGCGCATTTTATTACTACTCTTTATTTTTGTATGACACCTTAACTTATAGCTGGGTTCGTGCGGGAAATGTAACGGGAGTATCTGTAAAAAATTACAATTACGGTGCCAATATGTACAAATACATGCCGGACATTTACAAACTTACTCAAGCCTACGTGGCCTCATCCGAATGGGATAACGACGACCTTTACAACTTTTTATCTTTATTTGGATTTCAACTTGACCACGCTCACACAATAACTAATTTATTAGTAAATCGGTACGACTTAGAAAAAGTTGGCGGAGTTCTAATCCCGTCATTACTACAGCAGTTTGGCTTAACGTACGAGCCTGAAATTGGTTACCAGCAATCCCGCATCCTTGTACGTGACGCAGTTCAAATTGGCAAGAAAAAGGGAAGCGCAGAAGGCTTGCGTCAATTTATGAAAGCTTTTACAGGGTACGCAGTACCTCAACCAATTGCTGGAACCCCAAATCCAAGTGTAGACGGATTAGTGGTAGGCGAAAATATAATGCTTGATTACAACGATTCTTCATTTGAAGAGTCCGTTGGGCAATGGGCTTCATCTGACAGTACGGCTACCTTGACCCATTTAAAAAAGATGGACATTACAGCCGTATCTTTAACCTCTAACGTTGTCCGTTTAATTATTGGATCTCATGCGTTTAAAGTTGGAAACAAAATTAACACCTCTGGGTTTACTTACCCACTGTTTAACACGTTAGGTACTCAAAAGACTATTACCGCAATTGATGCTACGTCAATTTATTTTGCGTTAACTGCCAACGATGTGGCGCAACTACCGGCGTATAACAACTCCACTTCAAGTTACCCAGTAGTTATTCCCTACCCAACACCTTGGGATGAGCCAACAACTTTAACTCAATACCCAAATAAACAAAACGGTATTTTGGCTATAAAAAATAGCACGGCGTCAACAGCTACAATTAAAATTGAATGCGGGTTGCTTAACCCTGTTCTAAAAGGCGTTCCAGTAACCACAGGTTTAAATTATGTGTTTAGTGTGTACTCAGCTGCTGGGTCTACTCTTAAAGGAATTGTTCTTAAAATTAGATGGTATAGCCGTCTAGGTGATTTTCTTTCAGAGTCAACAGGCAGCTCAGTAAATAACGTAGTTGGCGATTTCTCAGCTCGTCCTGTTGTTTCGGACGGTGCCCCAGCTGACGCTTATTACGCTGTACCTGTAATAACAGTTGTTAGCGCCGGAGCAACATCGCTTAATGAATACCATTATTTTGATTGCGCTCAATTTGAACAATCAGCTTCAGTCACAGACTTTGATGAAGCGCGCCAAATACATATGACGTTAAGAGCTTCTAGAATTAACGAATTGCTAAACCCTCACTTTGCCTCACCGTTAACCCCCTGGGCGGTTACAGGAGCATCAACTTCCGTAGATGCAACAACAAAAGAGCCAGACGTTGACGTATTCTCAATTGCCTTTAAATCTTTAACTTCAAATGTAGCAATGCTTGAAACATCCGTAAGTCACAACTTGCGTCCGGGAGATGTAGTTGTCGTAAGCGGGGTTGGCGCACCATTTGATGGAACTAAAACTATAGCAACAGTTAGAGTTAACGCGGCTAACCCAACGCAAGTGTCAAAAACTTTTACCTACGCTGTTACAAACACAAATATTGTTAGAGTGGCCGCAACAGGTACAACTTATAAATCTGGAGATGCTTTAAAACTTACCGCCTCTGGCACGTCGGTGTTAGTAAAATCAACAACAACAACTGCAGATTTAATGCCAATCCATTACCCAAGCACCTCTTACACATTTAGCGTATACGCTCAAGTTGCAACGGGAACAGAAACTGTAACCCCGGCTATTGTTTGGTATGACTCTTCTAAAGTTGCAATAGGTTCACCTATATCTGGAACCGCTACAGCAATTACCGCAACAGGTACTGCTTGGAATCGCCCATCTGTAACAGCCATCGCACCAAGCAACGCAGCATACGCGCACGTGCAACTGTCATGGACAGCTGTAATTGGCGAAGAACTTTGGCTTGATGCAGCTTTGTTTGAAAACACTTCATCAATATCAACATACTTTGATGGAAGCTACGGCCCAGCTACAGCTAACGACTTGTTTTGGGAAGGCGGGGTAGTAGGTGGTTCCCGCAGCCATTACTACAAGCATCGGTACGCTATTCAAGATCGTTTGGCGGGAGCAGCGTTAGACTCTCAGTTAAACACGGGAACCACTGTAGCTATTTACTTGGCTCAACCAAAAACGTAGTAGGATGAGAGTATGTTAAACCTCATACTCATTGGATGTTTTACTGCGTTTTTACTTGCCGCTCTTGGTCCTTTAATGGATATTTTAAGCATGTTTATAGACAGTTTAATCCTCACCGCGTTTGCTTCTCTTGTCTTTTCTTTGGGGGCAACTTTGTTGTTAGGTACCCCGGACTATAGGTCAGCTACTGTCACAGTTGTTGCTGGCGCCTTTCTAGGATCTCTATTTTTAGCTTTGGCTGAACGCGTAGCTACCTACAAACCAGCCGTAATTAACCCCACTAGGACAAATTAAAAAAAATGTGTAGGGTAGGGACTCTTAAAGAGGAGACCTTATGGAAAAGCATTATGTTGTAATTGCGGGTAATGGTGAAACTAGCCGCGCAAACCTTGAAGCCCTTATGGAAGACTACTTTTACACAAAAGGCGCAGACGGAATAGTCACAGTTCACATTGTTGTGGAAGGCGCGTTAAGCCCCGGAAAAACTTTTGCTACGCAGTACTCAGAAAGCAAGGGCAAAGAAGTTTTTCAACTGGGCGTAAAAGACAGTCTACAAAAAGCGGATCGAGTAAATACGTCCTGTTTCATCCTGTGGTCTGATGAAGACTCAGAGTGCCAGAAAGTTTTGGCGGTAGCCACCCAAATGGGGATCCCATGCTTTGACTTGACCGAAGGTCTTCTCCCAATCACCGCATCTAACGGAATCAAGGCTGCGGTGGAACCCGTGATCCCAGTACAGGAAACCTTGACCCCGCCAGTTGTTGAGGAGCCTTACGTTGAACCTGAGGATGAGGATGTTGAAGAAGACGGCGAAGAGGAAGAAGCCGAGTACGACGAGGAAGACATGGATAGCCTCTATTTCGGCGTGGAGGCCATTGCCAAGATATTTGCAAAAGCTATGGTTAAGGAATTGACCGAGCAGGGTGTTTTAAAGCCTTCCAAGGCACCTGAGGCATGATTTCAGCCCGAGCCCTAGGCATCCTTTTGGAAATCGCTTCTACAGGCCTCCAAGGCGGTGCTGACACCCTTTCTCTCCATTTTAAAGAGGGGCGTGACGCCTGCCAGTCTGCCCTGACCGAACTACGCAAGGCCGGTCTGATAGAGACCAAAACCAACAAGTTCAATGGCGGGTTTAGCCGGTCAATTGAGGTCACGGAGCTAGGATTTACTTTCCTGGAAAGCCGTATAAGTATAACCCTGAAAAGCCGTACATCCATACTGCTGTCACAGCCTAATAGCATATTAAGCACTAATAGCTTATTAGCAAATAAGCAAGAAATAGTACCCGACGGGGTCGGGGATGAAGAATTTTACAAGGTCGATTTAAAAACGGGAGGCGAAATGGATTTCTTAGGGCAAATGGATTTAGACCCTGATGACCGCGAGGAACAACTTCGCAAAGGGCGAGAACGCCGAAAGCTGGATTATCAAGACGCCAAGCAGCAAAAGCACGATGCTATGGTTGCTACAGCTGAAAATCGTTTACCGGCGATGTGGTCGACCAACCAAAGCTCATCGGAGTTCATCAAGCGCCTTGAGGACATGTGGCATGTAAAACCTTGGACTGTCAGTCAAGCCCCCTTCAGAGCATCCCTAGCCAACGCTAGAAAGGCCTACGACACAGACGGCGAGATTGAGATTTTGATGATGGATTTGTATTTTAAGCAGATTGCTCATGAAACTTCTATTGACAACCCTGAGCATATTTGGCGAAGATTCATCCAACAATTTAGCTCACTTGCGATTGAGGCAAAACGGTCTAGGGTTACCGACGACGATATTGAAACTGAAAAGATTAAAGCCGCAAAGTCTTGGGAAGGTATTTAATGTTTAATGTTAAAGATCTAAAGGTTCGTCGCCGATCTTGGGTACAAAGCGCGTCTATTCCTAGCGCCCGTGTGGGTTGGACGGTTGAGGATTGCGTAGATGTAGACAAGGATGACATTGAATCTATCCGCCGTTGGATGTCAACGGTTGAGTCGGGAAAGGTCATCCGCGCTGTCGGATCAAAGTTTTGTGGCAAAGGGTTACTTTTATACGGCCAACCGGGTCGCGGAAAGTCCACATTAGCTTTGGCTGTGATTCAAGACATGATGAGAACGTTTCCGTTAGAGGCTTTTGCTCCAGCTGAACACGGGGTAGTTATCCGCCCTTGTTATTTTGCAACTTTTAACAGCATTTTAGACTTAAAGGGGTCTTTAATGGGAGACCCTTCAATTGAAGAGCAAATAATTTATAACGGAATACTTGGGGAGTGCCAAGACGATGCTTATAACATACGAGTATTGATTATCGACGATCTAGGTAAAGAACACGCTAGTTTGTCTGGTTGGCAAAAGAATTTACTTCATCACGTGTTAAGAACCCGCTTTAACAACGGATTGCCTACTATTGTCACCACGAACATCAAACGCGATGATTGGGGAGGGCTCTACGGTGACGCAACTGAAAGCTTTGCAAACGAAGCTTTTGTTTATATGCCCATTGCTGTCACTAAAGGAGACCTACGTAAATGAGCGAGTTCCAAATGACTGATGATTATCGTTTAGTTCAAGTGTTCTTGCCGCAAAACACAACCACCGGCCCTGGAATTTATGAAGTGTCTATAAATGATACTGATGGTTTTTACTGTACTTGCCCGGGTTACTCTGGACGCGCTATATGTAAACATGTTAAGTTTGTCAGAGCGCGGATTGATACTAATAACGGAACTTACCCGTTAGAGATATCTAGTAGAGCTACTATGGATGACGCCGATAAAGCTAAAACATCCAACAAAGAGTTCCGGCAATTTATTATAAAATTTGGCAAGGTAGAGGTTATCTAACTTGCGAAACGGGGATATCAGCAACGAGCTCCCCAAAAGAATACTTGTAGTAAGTGACATATTCTTAACTGTAGAGCTCACGTTTAAAAAAGTATTAAAAGTTTTTCCTGTCGCAAAAATTGATAAAAAGATTCGTCGTGACATTTTAAGTTATCTCTACTTGTACACCACTAAACAAGGTGTTACTTTAGAACTTGTATCGTATGAGTTATCCGATGATGATCTAGCAAAAGTAATTGATATGCTTGACGACATGGGTACTAACCCGTTTAGATACTTCTCAGCGTACGAATCAGTGAACCATCTAGTAGCGGAATTGCCTTATCGTCCAGAAGTTGTTGGTGTGCTTGATACACCAGAGCGACTGTTACGTTATGGCCATTGGGGATTGGACTTTAATAGACTATGAACAACCAAGTAAAACTCATCAGTAAGATTCTTTCAGACCGAGATGTAACTTTAGTTCTTGAAAAGAATATTAACGAGTCTTGGTTTTCAGACGCCACAGATAAAAAAATATTTAAGTTTATTCAACAGCATTTTGTTAATTATCAAGAATGCCCAAGCTTAGATGTAATACTCGAGAACTTTCCAACTTTTGAGATAACACCTTGCTTAGATAGCGTTGATTATTTAATTGATCGTTTAACTCAAGATCGTCGTAAGCAAAGAATTGTTGCCACACTTGGATCAGCTCTTGAAGCACTTGAAAGAGAACAAGACCACGAATCAGCTTTACTTGCTTTACAAAATGGAATTGTAAAGTTAGAAGAGGATGGGCTTAACAGCTCTACAGATTTAGAAATTACTATTGCTGCTAAGTCAGCGGTGGAAGAGTATGAGTGGCGAAAGAATAACCCCGGGCTATTAGGACTACCTACAGGGTTTCCTACTATTGATAGGGCTACTTCTGGTTTACAGAATGGCCAGTTAATTGTAATTATTGCTCCACCAAAAACTGGTAAGTCAACTCTTGCGTTACAGATTGCTACTAATTGTCACTTGAATAACAAAGTCCCATTGTTTTATTCGTTTGAGATGAGCAACAGCGAGCAGAAGAGTCGGTACTACGCCATGCGTGCTCGTATTTCTCACAAGCGTTTAATGGAAGGTAACTTAACTTCGGAAGAAGAAAGTCGTTATTACCGTGTTGTTAAAGGCATTGAGAACATGCACGATAAGTTTTGGTTTAGCGACTCCTCTGGCGGTCAGACTGTAAGCGGTGTGGCTAGCAAGATTCAAAATAAGAATCCAGATATTGTTTTTATTGACGGAACTTACTTGATGATTGATGAGCAGACTGGTGAGGCAAATACTCCTCAAGCTCTAACTAACATCACTCGTTCTTTAAAGCGTTTAGCTCAGAAGGTTAACAAGCCGATTGTTATCTCTACTCAAGTACTGGCTTGGAAGATGAAAGGTGGAAAGGTAAACGCAGACGCTATTGGTTACTCATCTTCTTTTCACCAAGATGCTGACACTATCTTTGGTTTACAGCGAGAGACTGAAGATGTCGATGACACTCGTTTACTTAAAGTTGTAGCCAGCCGTAACTCTGGACTTAGCGAAGTTTCTCTATGCTGGGACTGGGACAGCGGTCAGTTCCGTGAGCTTGGGGTTGAAGACCTATGACAGTTGAAGAGATGCAAGACACCCTTACGCGTTTAGGTATGGAGAGTATTGCTGTACGCGGAGATGAAATCCAGAGCTATTGTCCAGCTCACAAAGATAGAACTGGTCGTGAAGACCGCAACCCGTCGTTTTGGATTAACTCCGACACTGGAGCTTTTATTTGTTTCTCCTGTCAGTTTAAAGGAAATGTTTACAGTTTAATTAGTTATGTAAGCGGTATTGAGTTTGATAAAGCTAAAGAATGGTTTGCTTCTCCTTCGCTTTTAGTTACTCGGTTTAACCGACTTATTGAAGAAAAGCGGGGGCCAATTGAAGAGCCAACTATTATTACTGAATCGATGCTTAGTGCTTTTGTAGACCCCCCGCAGGAAGCTTTAAACGCTAGAGGGATATCTTTAGCTGCTGCAAGAGCCTACGAGATTTGTTGGGATGCTAGACAAGACAATTGGATTATCCCTATTCGTGATTCTAAAACTCAAAAGCTTTTAGGCTGGCAGGAGAAGGGTTACAAACAGCGTTACTTTAACAACCGCCCGGCTAAGATTAAAAAAAGCAATTCTTTATTTGGTTACAGCCAGTATGTAGGCGGGGACATGATTGTGGTTGAGTCCCCTTTAGATGTAGTGCGCTTAGCCTCAGTGGGGATTATGGGCGGGGTGGCTACTTACGGAGCTTTGATATCAGACTCTCAAGTTGGGTACTTAAGAGGAGCCGACCGATTGATCTTTGCTTTAGATAACGACGAAGCTGGAAAGAACGCGTCTATGAAAATGCTACATACCTGTAAGGCTCTTGATATGGAAGCGTGGTTCTTTAGTTATAGCAATACGGACATGAAAGATATTGGCGGGATGAGCCTTGATGAGGTACGTTTAGGGTTAACAAACGCCAAACACTTGGTACACGGATTGAGGGCAGTTCTATGATTATTGGTCTTTCAGGATATGCGCGTTCGGGAAAAGACACGGTTGCTGGAATGCTAATGGGTATTCATCATTATCAGCGAGTAGCTTTTGCGGACAAGATTAAAGAAATGTTGTATGAAATTGATCCGTTAATCATGTTTAATAGGAGAGATTTTAGGTTGCAAGACATTGTTGACTACAAAGGTTGGGAAACCGCCAAGACAGAGTTTCCAGAGATTCGCCGCTTACTTCAAGACCTTGGCGTAGGCGCTCGTGACATTTTTGGAACTGACTTTTGGATTGACCAAGCTTTGCGGAAGTACAACGTTACTGAAAAGATTGTTATTACAGATGTAAGGTTTAAGAACGAAGCCGCCGCTATTAAACGGCATAAAAATGGTCAAGTATGGCGAATTAATCGTATTGGTACTGGGCCAGCAAATGACCATGTCTCTGAAATAAATATGGACGACTGGGAATTTGACGCTGTTATAAACAACGACAGCGATATGCCCAATTTGATTCGCCAGATACGCGCCCTGCTAGGGTAGCTCTATGACATTTACAGGCACACTTCTGCCTTATCAGCCAGAGGCTGTCGATCGCATGTGCGACCGTAACAAGATGCTGGTGGCCTATGACCTAGGGCTAGGCAAAACTGTTTTAACCATTGCGGCTTTAGAACGTTTGATGGATGAGCGGAAAATACTGGAGCCAGGGCTTATTATTTGTCTTTCAAGCCTCAAATACCAGTGGCATAATCAGATTGCGAAATTTACAAATGGAACTTCAAACTCTTTGGTCATTGATGGAACGCCGAAGAAACGCACAGATCAATACGCCGAAGCGATGGACTGGCGGAATAGCGGGGTTGATTATGTCATTCTCAACTACGAGCAAATTGTTAATGACTGGGCATACGTCAGCCAACTCCCCCGAGGATTCGTGGTACTCGACGAAGCAACAGCTATCAAATCTTTCAGATCAAAACGATCAAAAGCTGTAAAAAAGTTAGGCGACGCTCCTTTTAAATTTGCGCTTACCGGAACTCCTATTGAAAACGGTAAACCAGAAGAGCTGTATTCAATTATGCAGTTTGTTGACCCAACCGTGCTTGGAAGGTTTGACATCTTTGATTCAACTTTTATCGTGCGCAATAACTGGGGCGCGGTTAACTACTACCGTAATCTCCCAACGCTCCATACTAAGTTAAAGGAAGCTTGCGTTCGTAAAGCGCAAAAAGATCCAGACGTAGCGCCATTCTTACCAGACTCTATCCACAAAGAGCCAGTAAAGATTGTGCTTGATCGCAAGTCAGCAAAACTTTACCGCCGTATTGCTACCGATTTATCAAATGACTTAGAGGAAGCTCAAGAGTTGTTTGGCGCATCTTTTAACGTGCTAGCGCACTACGGGTTTGAAAGCCAACGCGGTGGGCCAGAGGATGAGATCCGCGGTCGTATTATGTCCAAGGTAGGTTGTCTAAAGATGCTGTGCTCTCACCCAGATCTATTAAAGACAAGCGCTCGCAAGTTTTTATTAGAAAACAACGAGGGCTCTGCTTACGCCAATGATTTAAAACAATCTGGGGCGCTGGATGATCTTGGTCAATCTACAAAGCTTGATTACTTAATTCAATATGTTAAAGATTTCTTAGAACAAAACGACGCTAACAAAGTAGTTATCTTTGCTACTTACGTAGATATGCTAGACATGATGGCAGAAGCGCTGGGTGTAGACCAATGTCGTTTGTACTCAGGAAAACTGAATGCCAAAACTAAGGAGGATAACAAAATTGCTTTTAACACTGACCCTAATATTCGGGTGCTTATTTCTTCAGACGCTGGCGGTTACGGTGTGGATTTACCGGCGGCTAATCTACTCATCAACTACGACTTACCATGGTCATCAGGAGCAGCGACCCAACGCAACGGACGAATAATGCGTGCCTCATCCACTTGGCCTTCTATCGTTATTCAAGACGTGCTGATCCAAGGATCAATTGAAGAGCGTCAGCATGAAGCGCTTCAACACAAGAGTGCCTTAGCAAGCGCGGTGGTGGACGGAGAGGGTATAGACGACAAAGGGGGTATTCCAATGACAGTTGGGAGCTTAACTACCTTCCTACGGGTCTCTACGGTCTGATTTCACCCAATAAAAACGGTTGGGTGACATTACACTTATCTAATGCCTAACGCACCTAAGACTCCAACACGCACAATACGTGTACCTGATGACCTGTGGAAAGCCGTCCAGCTTAAGGCTGCCGATCAAGGCATAACTGTCACAAGCGTCATTATTAAAGCTCTTGAGGATTATCTTAAAGATTAGTTGACAAGGGCTTGGCTGGACATTAAGTTATCAGCATGGACATGGAAACTATAAAAAACACAGTAAAGCAATACCTTGCGCTTAAAAAAGAAGCTGACATGCTTTCAGATCGCACAGGTGAGTTAAAGAAGCGTTTGACATCAGATGTTGAAGAGTTTGGTGAAGAGAACGATCGCGGACACATCGTTTTAGATGTGGATGGCGTAACCCTAACTAAACAGCGTAAAGTATCTAAAAACTTAGATATGGACGTTGCAGAGCAGATGCTTAAAAAGCGCGGTATTTATGACCGCTGTGTAAAAATGGAGCCAGTGCTTCAAGAAAATGAAATTTTAGCGTGCGTCTACACTGGCGACTTAACTGAAGAAGACATTGACGTTATGTTCCCGTCTAAAGTTTCTTACGCATTTCTTGTGAAGGAATAATGGAAGATTTTATCGAGTCAGCTTTTGCTGGTTTAGATGAGTACTACCCAGGTAGTAAACGCAAGCGCAAAAAAGCTGAGCCAAAGAAGCGAGAAGTAGACCCTGATCTTACTTGGGATGCAAAACCTTTTAAAAAGAGTTTGCCTAACGGTAGCGAGATTGAGATGTTTACTATCGGCGCGGTGGCTAGCGCTTTAGGTCGTCCTGTGATTACTATTAGAACATGGATAAAGGAAGGCTACCTTCCCGCATCTCCATACAGACTTCCCTCTAAGAAAAATATTAGAGGGGAAGACCAGAAGGGGCGTAGGCTGTATTCGCGCCAGATGGTCGAGTCATTGATTACTTTGTTTGGTAAGTCTGGACTTCTATATATAAAACGTATAGAGTGGTCAGAACATCGGCAACTAAGCAATGAAATTGCAAAAGCGTGGGAGACAATCCGCGCTGATGAAACTAAATAAACATACATAAAACTAAGAGAAAAAAGGAAACATATGTCTATCGACCGGGAAGCAACACTTGCCCCTGAGAACGATGCGTTCTCAATTTCAACTGCCGTATTGGCAGATCGCCCAGCTCAAGCAACCAGTACAGTAATTCAATCTGGTTGGGATGCAGCTGAAAAAACAATTGCACCAGTTGGGGATTATCCAACTGAGTTCAAGTTTGTTGAAAACTCCTATCAAATCATTCGGTTTATGGATCCGCCTACTCCTCCTGCAGGACCATTTGCTATCTATAAGCAACACTTTTTAAATCAAAAGACAACAGGCAAGCGTTCATACGTTTGCTTGGAAAAGAGTTGTCCACTGTGCGTTCGTTTGCAGAACAAAGCAGAGGACAAGAAGGCGTTTACTGTAATTAATTACAGTGCTGAAGGCGGCCCACAGCGACAGATTCTTGTTGCTAGCGTCAAGTTGTACAAGCAGCTTGCCGGCATTCAGCATTCAACTTCTGGCCCTCTTATCAATAAGTACTGGTCTGTTACCCGTACAGGTAAGCAACAGACTACTAACTACATTATTACCCCAATCAAACCTCGCGACCTTCTTGAAGATGCTCCACATCTTGGTCTTGACGAGGCAGCTGCGGAAGAAGTTTTCCACCAGTTCCAAGCTTATGATCGTTCCGCTATTAAAGAATCAACTTGGGACGAACTAGAGGCAGTTGCTCTATCCCTGATGTAGCAAGTTTGAAGAGGCTAGGTTCAGGAGTGCGCCTAGCCTCTTCATTTTAATTGGGAGACAAATGGAACATATAATTACAACGATAGAACAACTTAACGCAATGGTTGAGCATTACATGAAACAAGACGCATTTGCTTTTGACGTTGAAACTGTTGGCGATCGCAGAGGCGTGCCAGCTGTTAACGAAGTACTTTGGATTAGCTTTGCCACACACAATCGCGGTGACGTTATTCCGTTAGGGCACCCTCATGGAGAGTTTATTAGTGAGGCTTTCCCATTGACCGGGCAAGGAGAAAAGCGTGTGCTTGCTGGTTTACAGGCAAGAGATTCTGATTACTCTAAAGATAAAAAGAAAGCACTTAAATCTTTTGGCCCAGCACCAGATCAGTTAAACCCTGCCGAAGTGTTTAAAGCGTTAGCCCCTCTATTTTTTAATGACAAGATTCTAACTATTGGCCACAACTTAGGTTTTGATTTAAGTTCTGTTGCCAAGTATTACAAAGGGCAGATTCCAAGTGGCCCTTACTTTGACACTCTTATGGGTTCTTTTCTTTACGACAACAAAAATAAAAACAAGGTTGGTCTTGATGATTGCTTAGATCGCGAGTTTGGCTACAAGATGAAAAAAGGTATTGGCCACATGGTTGAGATTTATTCATTTGATGAAGTAGCTAAGTACGCATATTTAGATGCCAAGTACACGTTTCTTTTGTGGAAAGCAATTAAACCTAAGATTGTTCAAGCAGAGGTTGATTATGTTATGAGCGTTGAAATGGACGTGTTAAAAGTGTTATGCGACATGAAGCTTACTGGCGCACCTATTGACATGGAGCAGTTACAGATTTTGTATGACAAGTTAAACATTGAGATTGAAGAAGTTAAATCCGAAATTTATAAGATTGGCGGCATCTTTAATATTAACTCAAACTCCGATAAGCAATACTTGTTGTATGGCCCAAAGGAGGAGGGCTGCCGCGGGTTGAAGCCTATGATTCTTACAGGTAAAGGCGAAAAGAACGAAGGCGCATTAAACTATAAAGACTACTCAGTTTCAGCTGAGGCGCTAGAGCCTTTCCGTGAAAAGGACGAGTTAGTAGGAACTATTCTTAAATACTCTGACTTAAACAAATTGCTTAGCACCTACGTTATTCCATACCTAGGCGGGGAAGTAACTAAGACTACAAACGGAAAGACTAAGACAGAGACCAAGGACAGCTTGCTAGTCAATGGTCGAATCTACGCAGATTTTATTCAATGGGGCGCAGAAACCGGTCGTTTCTCTAGCCGTAACCCTAATTTACAGAACATCCCAAACCCTTCGGTAAGCGAAAATGGTCGCGCTATCCGTAATTTATTTAAAGCACCTGCTGGGTACAAGCTAGTGGTGGCTGACTATTCACAGATTGAGCCACGCGTTATTGCTGCCATGTCACAAGATCCAATTATGTTAGACAACTATCTAACGGGCGGGGATATCTATACAACTGTAGGAAACACTATGGGGGTAGACCGTAAAGCTGGCAAGGTGTTGGTACTGGCTATGGCCTACGGCGTTGGCCCGGACAAGATAGCTAAGAGCATCGGGTGTACCGTTACAGAGGCTAGAAAGCTTCTCACAGACTTTGGGGCTAAGTTTCCAGCGGTCAATGAGTACCGCCAGTTAGTCATTGGTGTAGCCCGCAATCTAGGGTATGTGACCACAATTCTTAAGCGCCGCCGATACCTACCAGATATTAACTCTAAAGTGGTTTCGTTTCGAGCAAGCTCAGAGCGACAAGCTTTCAACACGCGGATCCAAGGGTCTGCTGCGGATATTATTAAACTGGCTATGGTCAGAGCGCATGAGCGTTTGCCAAAAGAGGCTAAACTAATCCTTACAGTTCACGACGAACTGGTAGCTCTGACTCCTGATAATCTGGTGGATGAGGCTAAAGAAGCGATTAGAGATGCAATGGAAGGTTTAATTCTATTGCCAATACCTTTAATTGCCGATATCTCTGTAGTTGAAAGGTGGGGTGATGCTAAGTGAGTTGGTTTTCTGAGTTCTTTAAAAAGCAAGATGACTTTGAAGTAGAGTATAAAGATATACCCGCTAGCACTTTGCTACGTTGGTATATTTATGACACCTCACTTGCGGATGAAAACGGTACAGCGGAGTTTATGGGGTTAAGCAGGGTTAGCCAAGAAGGCGATGAGAAAGAACGCGAAGATAGCGATCGTCGTTTAATTGACTCTAAGTTTTTATTTCCATACATTGACTACATCTCTAGTATTAGCTCAGACGTGGTAACTTCTGTGCAGTTAAGAGATTTAGCAGACAGCACGGATCAAGCAACAAAAGCTTTATCTGAAGAGTTAGCTGTAGATTTAGAAGTAATGCGAAAAGTGTACAAAGCTGTAGCCGCATCTACATTGTTGGGCGCGTTTTCAATAGCTTTACATGTAGGTTTGATTGATGCTGGAACCGTAGTACTATCTGAAACTGACGAAGGAGATATTTATGAGTAGCAATTGGTGGGCAAATAAACTAGGAACACCCGCACCGGCAGTTGCGCCTCAACAACCGCAACCAGTGCTACAACAACAGCTTCAGTACCAGCAACCGCAGGCACAGTATCCGCCTTCACAACAGCTGCAGTTGCCGGCACGTTGCCCAGGTTGCGGTAGTGGAAACTACGGCGGTACAGCTGAGAGCAGAGCTCGTTGTTATGACTGCGGTTACCCTATACAACAATCAGGTAGTGGAGTAGGCACCGGTATTGTTGGTCAAGGTGGTCAGGCATCCGGGCCCGCAACTCCAGCTACACAAGTAGCAGTTGGCGGCTTTAACCCAACAACAATCATTGGACACATTTAATGAATATTACAGGCGAACTAGCAAAAGTATTTAGCGACATTAACAAGAAGTATGGATCTGACACTATTGTTTTAGGATCAGACATTAGAGAAGATTTATTAGATCGTTTGACTACTGGCTCATTAGCTATTGACATGGCTCTAGGCGGCGGGTGGCCGATTAACCAATGGCATGAGATCATTGGGGAAGCTAGTAATGGTAAGACGGCACTTGCGCTAAAGACTATTGCTGCTAATCAAAAGCGAGATCCAGAATTTACCACTGTCTGGGTTGCCGCTGAGCAGTGGGTACCTAAGTACGCAGAGATGTGCGGGGTTGACACCTCAAAGATTTATGTAATTTCTACCAATTTAATGGAGGAAGCTTATGAAGCGGTTATTCGCATCGCTGAAAGCAAGGCTGTTGATTGCATTGTTGTTGACTCCCTTCCTGCTCTGGTTCCTGGCGCAGAAAATGATAAAGACATGGGAGAATTTACAGTGGGAAGAGGAGCTCTACTAACCAATACGTTTTTCCGTAAGGTTGGAATGGCTTCAAAGCGCAGCTTAACTGAGCATGAGCGCCCTTTTATTGGGTTAATGATTAACCAATGGCGTTCAAAGATTGGCGTTATGTACGGGGATCCTCGTACGACCCCGGGCGGTTTGGGCAAGGACTACGCGTTCTTTACCCGCATTGAAGTTAAACGCGATGAATGGATTGAAGAAGGAACTGGCCAAGAGAAAAGAAAGATCGGGCAGTCAATTAAAGTTAGAGTAATGAAGAACAAGTCAGCTCCCCCATCACAAGTAGCCGTTGTTGATTTTTACTTTTCTGATGGGAAGGCCGCTAAAGCTGGAGAGTTTGACTTTGCCAAAGAGATATTGTCTATCGGCATTCTGAATAAAGTCATCACACGTGCAGGTGCCTATTATCGTTATGCCGATAGACAATGGCAAGGATCCGATGCTATGCTTAGCACTATTCGGGAAGAGTTAGACTTGAAAGAAGCCCTTGAACGTGAAGTACTGGATTCCATTAAAGCGGGATCTAAGTTCGTTTATGAAGAGTAAGGGTCAAATAGAGTCAAAGAAGCATGAGGTACGGCTAGCCAAGGAGATTGGCGGAACGCGTAATGCGGGAAGCGGATCGTTTTGGAGTCGTAAAGGTGATGTCCGCAGTAGCGATCTACTTATTGAACATAAGTGGACGGGCAAAGCTTCCTTCACTGTCAAAGCGACAGTTTTGGAAAAGATTGTTAGAGAAGCAATTCTTGACAATCGGACGCCTGTCCTCGGCTTCAGTCTCAATAATGAAAATTATGTGATGCTCACTGAAGATGATTTTCTGGAACTACGCCAGAATCTTCAGGAGTGTACTTGTACCAAGACAACGAGCACGTAGAAAGCTGGCGCTACAACGCTAAGTGTCGCGGCATGGATACTGAATTATGGTATCCCCCAAGAGATAAAACCAAATACAAAACTATTGCCGAAGTATCTAAAGCTGTGTGCTACGGCAAAGATGGTTTACCAGAGTGCCCTGTTCGTAAGCAGTGCTTGTTGTATGCAGACAAGATGGATGAGCAGCACGGTATCTGGGGCGGTATGTCACACCGCGAACGTAACGCATTAAAACGTAAAGCTACAAAAATGGGTTACTCTTTAAAAGATTGGGTAGAACGAAAGAAACCGTGATAGGGTGCCAGAATGGCATACAAATCAACCGGATCATTAAAAAGTTTTATTGAAGCTGGCAAAAAAGAAACCCGTGTCCTAGGTTCTGTAGAGCGACACGTATTGGTTACTCCTCGAGATGAGGCTCCCCGCAGGCACGATGTCCTGCATCCTTCCGAAATGGCCGGAACAGATTGGTGCCACCGCGCCTCTTATTTTCAGTTGTTAGGTCACCCACCGGCCGATCGCAAGTTCTCATTTAAATTGCTATCTGTATTTGAAGAAGGCCACGCAATTCACGCAAAGTGGCAGGGTTGGTTTAAAGACATGAACAACCTATATGGAAAATACTATTGTACTGATTGCCGAGATAGTTTTTGGGGACTTCCCTCAGACCATCAGATTGATCCAAAAGCTTTACGTTACAACGAAGTGCCATTAGATTACGAACCTTTGCGTATATCGGGGCATTCAGACGGCTGGTTAATTGGTTTCGGTAACCCACTAATGCTTGAAATTAAGTCTATTGGTATGGGCACGCTTAGATATGAAGCGCCACAGTTGTTAAAAGAAAATGACAATGATTTTGAGAAAACATGGAAAGCTTTGTCTGAGCCTTTTGGAAAACATGTTACGCAGGTACAGATTTATATGAAGTTAGCCGAGTTAATTGGTTACGAAAACGTACCGCAAGAGGCTGTATTGATTTATGAGTCTAAAGCTACGCAAGATGTAAAAGAGTTTGTAGTTCCAAAGAGCGATTTTTCTATTAGCCATATCTTTGCTGCCGCAGAAAAGATTGTTAAAGCTGTTGACAGCCGTTCACCCCTTGATTGTAATATTGGGCCAGTGAGTTGTTCAAAGTGTAAGGGGTATAGCAATGAGTCCAATTGAATTACAAATGGCGGATGCTAGTAAAAGAGCTATAGACAAGCTTAAAGGTCAAGGTCTTAGCATAAACGAGGATTACACATATGATCCGCCATCATTACCTATGGATGTTACTTCTGTAGATGACGATGAGTTAATGGACATGTACGCTAAATATGTGGCTTATTTAGAGTTTATTAACCTCCAGCTGTGGTGCGCAAACACTGACAAGTCTGAGGCTGAAAAAGATATGGTTTTAGTTAAGTCTAGAAAAAAATTAACAATGAAGGCTGCCGGTACGGCAGTAGCTTTACTTGATGCTGAGATTGAAGTAGATGACGAGTACCGAGTTAAGGCTGATAAGTTTCAAGAGCTAGACAACTACCACAGCCTTATTCAAATTATGTCTAGCAAGCTGTCTAAAGATATTTCGTTTATTAACCGTGAGATTACTCGTCGAGTGAATTTAAATAAAATGGCTGGACGAGGCCCGTGGCTAACCCCCTGAAAACATTCGGTAGCCCAGCCGAGCTTCTGGGCAGTCCAGTCTATGTAGGCATAGATCAGTCTTACAGCGGGTTTGCCACGACAATTTTGCGGGGCGATAACCAGTGGACAACGGTATACAAGTCTGAGCAGCGCGGGATTGACCGGTTAAAAGATATACAAGCGCATGTAATGGAGTTGTTAGTTCAATTTGAGATAAAAGATGTAGCTATGGAAGGCTACGCATTTGGATCTCAAATGGCTAATATGCTTGGTGAGCTAGGCGGAATGGTAAAGCTGACGCTGTTAGATTTTGGCGTTTACCCATTAATCGTGCCCCCTACAAGCTTAAAGAAGTACGTTACCGGCAAAGGCAACGGTATTTCAAAGAGTCAGATGCTGTTGTATGTTTACAAAAAGTGGGGCGTAGATTTTACTGACGACAATGCCGCTGATTCATACTCGTTAGCTCGCTTAGTGGCGGGAATGCACCAAACAGCTTATGAAAAAGAAGTGTACGATAAACTCCAAGATCCAAAGTTTAGGGAGAAATAATGAATAAAGAAGCCCGCGAAATACTGCGCAAATTAGAGAATGCTAAACTTGAAGTTAAATTTTTAGAGGCTGAGTACAGCGCCGTGTGCGAGTGCAACGAAAAAATTCCTGGTGTTAAATTTGAATCTCAGTCTTACCAAAAGCTTTATAAAACGTGTCAACACCACGAAGTAAAACTAAGACATAGTCATTTCCCAGAAAGCCAACACCATGCCGGCATATGACTTTGTATGTATGAAATGCGATCGCACAGTAGAGATGCACTTTGCGTTTGATTCGGTTCAACGCCCGACTTGTTCTGAGTGCGGAGAGTTTATGACTAAGTCCTACACCCCACCATCTATTCAGTTTAAAGGCGGAGGCTGGGGAGGTCAAGGATGAGTAAGACTAAAGATAAAAGAGAAGCCCGTAAAGCAGAAGCTGAGTCTTTTGTAAAAGAACGGCGTCAAGTACAGATGGCGGTGTTTGAAAGTAACTTTAATGTAGGCCTTGATCTATACGAGCGAACTAAAGATAAGATGTCTAAAGAAGAACTTGCGTTAATTGAAGCAGAGATTGCTCGTAACCGTAAGTTAATTGATGAGTGGAAAGAGAGGTGGGGTAGTGAAGAAGAGTGAAGACCAAGAGCTACGCAGCTGCGGGTACATGACCCCTGATGAATTTGTCGACAAATTAGTTCCAGGGCTTAAAGAATATTTAAACAAAAATTGGGGAATGGTTCCCGATCGGCTATACCATCCAGAGGATTTAGCGTCTAACGTTGCTATCTATATGGAAGTGGCTTATCACGTGCTTGTGGATTTCGGTGCTCGACCTCCGCGATAAGGAAGCCCCGCTGCACGTATGTGCCTGTGGGTCGACCTTATGGAATGTTAAAGTTATGTTTGAAGATGGGGAAATATCCCTATATATGCTTGATATGGAGTGTGCTTTGTGCGGAAGTCTGGCCACCGCACCTACACCTTTAGACACACAATAAGCCGGTAATCCCTCATAATTGCGGGTACGGGGTTCCACTATTCGTTAAACGAGGTACACATGTCCGAGCAACCAGAAGAGCAGATCCTGCGCGTAAGCGCTGGTTCTAACCCACAAGCCGTAGCATCAGCAATCGCACACAGCATTTATGAAACCCGTGCTTGCAAACTTCGTGCCGTAGGCGCAGGCGCTGTCAATCAAGCCGTAAAGGCCATTGCCATTGCCCGTGGATACACCGCACCAAGAGGGCTTGATTTAAGCTGTATTCCAGGGTTTTCCAGCATTGAGAGCCACGATGGGCAGATTTCTGCCATTGTATTCTCAGTAACTGCGAGTTAAGCCATTATTTTTAAGTAAATAGACATACGATTTATTTACCCTTCGGCCAAAGGAAATTAAATGAAAAAAGATTCAACTAAGAACTCAGCACCACTAGCTCCAACTTCAGCAAAGCCTTCAAACGCTACTGGATCAAAGCCACGTGTTGCCATGCCTGAAAAGGGCACCCTTATAAAGAAAAAGAACACAGCTGCTGGCGATCCAACAAAGATGGCTAAGCCTTCACGTTCTTTTGTAACCGCAACAGGCGGAGCTCGCTACGGTATTCGTGTTAAGTACCAAGCATCAACAGCTCCAGAAGCTACTTCAACACAGAGCAACGGCCGCTTACTAGCAGCCGCTGTAAAGCGTTCAGCACCTAACTTCGCAGATGGAATGCAAGACTATAACTAATCTTTAAAAATAAAATCCCCGGTATCTTTCGAGATGGCCGGGGATTTTTTTATGTATACTACTGTTGACTAGATTCGCTACCTAGACACGACCTGAACAAGTCGGTAAAAGGTTCAATTTTCATTTCCTTGTGGTAATCTTAACGCGTCATGATGACGACAAGGAGAGAACATGCTTGATATTTTAACTAAACACCTTGAGGAAAAAGCTTCTATTAACTGTGTAGTAAGCGTTTGGATTGAGTCATTAGAAGAGGCTGAAAAAGAAGCATTTGCTAAATTAAAAGAGAATAATAAAAACGTTGTTCTTGCTTCATTATATAAGGAGTTAGATAACGCAGATCCTATGCCTTTTGGGTTAACTGCTTTTCGTTCCCACTTGAGAGGTTACTGCACATGTCTGAAAAGTTAAAGATATTGGGAAAAACCCTTATTAACGCTGATTTAAACGGCGTTGAGTCTGATTTAAAAAAAGCTAATACTCCGCCTGAATACAGAGCTCGCTTAGATGTTGGGCCAGAGGGCGGATATTTTGTTTCAACACCCCGCACCGCCGGTGACCTTCCAGATGCGGTAGAGATGTTTAAAGATTTTGATTTAGATCCAAATGTGTGGGAAGTTATTAGTGTTCGTAAAAGCCGTTGGCAACGTTATGACGGTGAATGGTTAGAAGCAGCTCGCGTAAGTATTAAGCCAACCGGACAAATATCAGGCAATGATCTTGACTACGATTTGTTAATTGATGAGGTAAAAAAATGGAAGCCAAGCAAGAAGGAACCGCACAGTGGAGCACTGTTCGCTATCTACGCGATAGGCGATACACAGTATGGCAAGGACGCGGGCGGTGGAACGGAAGCTACAATTCAGAGAGTGTTGCTAGCGATCGACGAAGCAGTGAACCGTCACAAGGAACTGTTGAAATTAGGTCGGAACATAGGGACAGTAGTCCTACCGCAGCTGGGTGACTGTATTGAAGGCAGCACCTCACAAAAGGGAATGGTGCTTGGCCGCAGCGATCTAGGCGTTACCCAACAGGTTCGCGTAGGCCGTCGCGTATTAATGGCGTGGGTAAAAGCTTTTGCGCCGTTGTGCGAAGAGTTACTTATCCCAGTAGTTCCAGGAAACCATGATGAGCCTCACCGTATTGTTATGACCGACCCTGTTGACTCATGGCAGATTGAAGTTGTATCTGCCGTTCAGGATGCGTGTGCGGAAAACCCCGCGCTATCACACGTAAAATTTTATTACCCAAAGGCCGACCACGCTACGCTAGCTTTAGAACTTGGCGGCACTGTAATTGGTTTGGCGCACGGTCATCAAGCTAAAGACATGGGCAAGTGGCTACATGGTCAAGCTACCGGGCGCACACCAGTTGGTTCGGCAGACATTTTGTTAACTGGTCACTTTCACCATTTCCGCGCTGATCAAATTGGCCCACGTTTATGGATTCAAGTGCCAGCTATGGACGGCGGAAGCGCATGGTTCCGTGACAAGAGCGGATTAGAATCACCAACAGGTATTGTTTCATTAGTTGTTGGCGAAGGCTATGACCCACGTAGAGATTTAGCAGTTTTAGCAGGCGAAAACCGCTTACCATAGGAACATGCCTAATAGCCATCAGAATACCCAAAACCTCGGCGCTGCCGGGATGTACGGTACTAATACCAATTATGGTGGTGGCGGTGTACCTGTTGCTCGCTCTGAGCTCGACTTCCTGCGTTTAGGTGTAGGTCGAACACCGCAAGCTGAGTATCCTGATGGCTATTTGGGTACGATCCGTTCGCGTAGAGATGACCGCGGTCGTCCATCAAGCGTATCCGATAAAGTATTAGACGGTTTAAAAACCCGTGTAGGTCAACGTTCGTACCAGCGTGGTGTTCACCGCGGTGAGCGTATTGATCAGTCAGATTATTATTACCCAGAAGGTTTAGAGAATACTCGCGGTATTGCTCGTCAAATGAAAGCTGTAAAAGACGGAAATGTTTATCGCAGCGCTCGCGATGTCTATGTCGCACAACTAGCACCTGCTCCACACTTACCTAACGACGGTAAAGCTGGCCCACTTGCGCGGAGTGATTCACCTGTTCAAATTAATCAGGCACGTCAAGATCAAATGGCTCGTATGAAGCCTGCTTGGAGATAACATGTCAGCACCAGATAGAGCTAACGATCCTAAAAGAAAACATACACCACCTAAGTTAGGCGATATGTATACAACCCACAGTACTGGGGTAACCGGAAAGATTGAAGAAATTGTTGAGAATAAAACTGGAACAAGCAAGCTTAGATTAAAAACTTCTGAGGGTCAAGATCGCTGGACTACATATGTACCTCCTGGTTCGGGCGTTGCCAAAACCCCTAACCCATCCGATGTACAAAGTGCTTTGAAAGACGGGCACATTACTAAAGACGAAGCTGCCGGGTTAGATAAGAAAAACTTTGGAGATAAATAATGTCAGGTCAACAAGCAGATGGCGTATACAACCGCCGCGCATGGTCAGCTCCCACAGCTGATGCTCCACGGCCTCCACAGGAGTACGTCGGCCCATTTCAGAGCAACCAAGAGCGTTTACTAAGTCAATCCCTAGCGGCTTGGAATATGAACGGTGCGGATATCCAACAATATGTACGTCCGCCACTACCTCAAATCAAGCTTTTTCCACCGCGGTTCGGCTATACTGAGGACGAAATCAGCATTGAGGATATAATTGCGCTACCACGTAATATAGCCACCACACAGCGTAACGAGTCCGACTTTAGTCAGACTCCAAATAGCACACAGTCTTCAAGTCGAAATACTTTAGGAGGAGCAGTTTAATGGGACGTAATAACGCAGACTTTAACGAAGAGACTTCAAAGTCATCTTATAAATTACCAGGGCACGATGAAACAATGGCTGCTTTTGATGATTTAATGAAAAGCGGTCAGGCTATTATAGATAAAAGAAAGCCTAAGCCTGATGAAGAATGACCCCGGTCTATTTACAGATTCTACCGGCGAAGGTATGGCGGGGGCAGAAGACGTCAGTCTAGCTACTCAACAAGAGCTAAAAAAGACCATTTATAATGGGTCAAAGGCTTGTAATGGGTGCGGAACGCTTATGAATCCCGTACAATCATTACAGAACCAAGACCTTTGTCCGACCTGCAATCGACGCAAGTTGAACAATCTAGTGAAGGGCAAGATGGCGTAATGGCAAAAAACGCACCTAAAGCAAAACGCAAGATCGGTGACTCAAATATTACGGCTAACAACAAAGCTGTAAAATCAACCCTTAAAAGTGCTAACGTAAAGTCTGATACATCCGCACATGTTGCAGTAAACAAAAGCGGCGGGTCAAAGCCTTTTTCTAAAAAGACATTTATGCCTCAATCCCCATCTGTTCCAGTTAAAGGAAAGAAGAAGTAGCCATGACAGTTCGCAAAGCACGTTCAGAGAACGCAGAGCTTCTAGAGGGAGCTACTGACGGTAAGTATCGCAAGCGTCGTCCAAACACAACTGTAGATCCTGGCATGGGTGATCAAGAAGTGATCAAGAACCGCGCCGGTCTACATCCTTATATGAATTATGGTTTTATCAATTCCGAAGAGCCAGCTAAAGTAAACCCAGGTAAGTAAAAATGGCTAAACCTAATAACCTAAACGTATCTCCTGGCGGTGGCGGCGGTAGCGGTGGCGGCGCAAAAGGCGGCGCAAGCAGCTTTGGCGGAAGTCCTCAATTTTCCGAGGGCGTTACAGTTGGACCTAAAGGTTCTTTTGGACCTTATTCACCACCAAGACCAGCAGGAAGGCCTAGTAGTTTTGACGCAGAACCTACTTTTGTCAATCGATGGAACCCAGTAACCCAATCCCCAAAGCAAGCTGCTTACGTAAATGCAAGACAAGGGCAACCACCCGCACGTGGGGAAGAAGTAACTATTAAAGGTGTAAACGACGGTTTGTTTGGTAAGAAAGTTGTAGCTCGAGGGTTGGACAATACTGGAGCATCAGTACGAGTACGTCCAGCAGATTCACCAACGCAGGCCGCTTACAGCAATGCAAGATGGGCCAATGAAACACCCGCACGTAATAAATTCCTTCCAGGTATAACGGACGGGTGGGGAACACCAAACGCTTCTGTTCGGGGGTTTGATAAGTAGTGCCTGAAGACAGAGCTAACGACCCTAACCGTGTATTTGACGCTGAAGAGCTAAGAAAACATATGGGTATGCACCATGATGAAGCTACGGTAGAGAAGTTTCAAGGTAAGTATTACCCTGAGATGCAAAAAGCTCAGGAAGATACTAACGCATATTTGGCAGCTAGAGCAGAACGAGAAAAGGGATAATCATGGCAAGAGACAGAGCTCGCGACACCTCACGGGTGTATCAAAACCCCATTAGCCATGTAAATGTGCTGCCTAATGAGCAAGAGGCATCCCCTGATGACGGTACTATGGGCTACGGTAGTTCACTTAATTTTAAGAAAAACCCAAAAGATAAATCTTTTTCAGACGCTAAGGGAGAGGTTCACTTCAGAACCGCCGCACGTCATGAGTGGCAGGAAGCTAAGGTTCGCTTACGGGGCGCTAAAGGTTCTTCCGGCGAAGACCACGAAACAGCTAACTCAGCACGCCAAGACGCATACAATGACGCTAGTTCAAAAGCCGTAAATAACCGCAAAGAAATTACTAAAAAGGGCGCAGAAGAAGTTGAACGCGGAAATAAAGTCCGTGGAAAAGCTCCGGTTGTCAAAGTAAAAAGCTAATTTATGCTAGGATCTGCCCATGGCAAATCCAATTGACGACCTAGAGCCCGATCGTATTAACCTGCTTATCTGTAAGCAGTGTAAAGATATTAAAGAAGTCCCTTATTGGAAGGGCGGCAAAGTTGTTAACGCCTCCGAAGGTAAGTATGACCAAACTGATAACCCTTGGCTAGAGAGCGCTATTGGTAAATGTGGGCCAGACGGACACTACGGCATCCTCACAGATTGTTTAACTGTTGCGTGGATGGGTAATCCAAAGCTTAAAGAAGAAATCCTAGATCGTATTAAGAAACAAATTCTAGGTGGCGGTTCATCCGGCCTAGATATTCTGGGTACAAACTTCTACGCAGTTAAAGACACTTATTCCGCGGATGCTATGTCATGTTGGAAAATTCATAACAGTCCTAAAGGACAATGCCCAGATTACAAGAGTGACCGTAAAGAATTAAAACCTGATACAGCTAAAGAGCGTAAAGATATTGGGTTGACTGCAACAAAAACTAAAATTCATTTATGTGATTTCTGCCCAGTTAAAATGTATAACCAAAAGCGTGCTTATGAGGCCAGAGGTTTGTATAACTAATGGAAACCACCGCATTCATTGTAGTTTTGCGTCAAGACGGGTCTTACTACGCCACGGTTGACTTATCCACAGCCATCGAGGTAGAGCGGGATGCCACCCGATCTGAGATAAAACGCGGATGTTCGGACATTTTGGACATTATTAACCAATCTGACATGGCAAGAATGGCAGCTGACCTAGTAATACAGGCTATTACACCCCCAGAACCCGAAACTATTTCAGGTTCAATCCGCGAAGCCCTAGATGAGCGCGGTATACTGTAACTACACAGTGAAGGGTGGCCGTTATGGCGTTCATCGAAATGACATGCACTTGCATGGCATCTTTTCAAGCAGAAGTAGAAGAGAACGAAACGCTAGCCGTGATGTGGGCGCAACAATTTGTTGGTGCGCACCAAGCGTGCGGTTATATGACAAAGATAGTCACTGACGCACCAGAGAAGCATCGTAAATTTGAGTTCGAAACTGATGTTATGTACAAAGAACGCAAGGAAAAAGAACTATAATAACTAAATGAACTTCTATGATGCGTTAGTTGCACAAGCGCAACCAGTGTCATTAGAACCATCGGAAACTTCTTTTTTTAGCCCAACCAGCGCCGGATTAGATCCTAGATTATTTAGGACTGGGTCGCTAATACCAACAGTTAGAGCTTCTATATTGCGTATTTTATTTGAACATTTAAAGAACCATTATTATAACCCTGAAGCTTACGTTCACGTTTGGCTTGCCGGATCGGGTGTTTCTTACCAGTGGACAGCTGCCCGCAGCCCAGCAGATTTAGATTGTTTAATTGGTGTTAACTATTTAGCGTTCCGCCAAACAAATCCAGATCAAAAAGGTTTAAGCGATCAAGAGATTGCTAGTATGTTTAACGAAGACTTTCAAGCGTTAAACAAAGAAACCAGCAGCTTCCTTGACGTGTTTGAGCTAACGTTTTATGTAAACGTACAATCAGATATTAGAAAGATTAAACCTTACGCAGCCTATTCAGTAACCAACGACGACTGGACAGTTCAGCCGGAGTTGCGGGGGCCGATTATTAATAAAATGTGGGATCGCAAAGTATCCTCAGATACGTCATTAGCTACTGAGATCCTTTCCCGCTATTCAAAAGCATTGAGTGATATCCATGCCGCTACTACTGATACAGCTCGACGCAACGCGGAAGCTACGTTAAAGTTAGCGGTAGATCAAGCTACAGGTTTATATGAGGATATCCACAGAGGGCGCAAATACGCGTTTAGTTCTAGCGGTCAAGGCTACTCCGATATCCATAATTATCGTTGGCAATCTGGAAAAGCTGCCGGAACTATCCAAGCACTTCGCAAAGTAAAAGACGTCGGCGAAGCCGGAAAGAAAAGCTTTGAAACAGCTACTTATGGCATGGAATTGCCTGATGCTGGTACTTTAGTTCGTCGCGCTTTACAAGCTCGCAAGTAAAAAAAGTGATAGTGTTCCGCCATGGCCGTGTTAATGTTTTTAGATGGTGTAATGCGCAATCAACAAGGTTCGCCAATTCCTAATGGTGTGTTGTTATATCACATCTTAAAAGAAAAAAATAAAATATTATTACTTGTTGAAGACAAAGACAAAGCAGACACGTGGCTGCGCCAACACAAAATAAATAAGCTTGACGATCTAATTGATTTTAATATCCCTATGCCAGGTGATGATCCAGAGTTCCGTCAAGTTGAGTACGTGCGCTCGCAAGGCCCAGTTGATTATGTAATTACCTCCGACCCAGCTTTAATTAAAAAACTGTTAGGGATCGGTGTAACTGTATTAGGGTTTATGAACCCTATTTATATTAGGGAAGAGTTTCGGCCAGATAGCAAAGTCGGTATTAAAAAGTGGGCGGATATTGTTGATGAGCTAGCCCGCCAACAAGACGCCTTCCTATCGGATCCCCGCGTAGAGTGAAGATCATTTACCTAGGGGCGGAAGTCCCAAGTAATCGTGTACTACTAGAATCCACTACAGCTAACCATGTAGGCGTTAGCTTCTGGCGGTTAGTTAAGCGAGGGTTACCAAAGAAGAGTGACTACATGCTTGACAACTACTTTGCCAAAGACTGCTATATTTATGTTCACCCCGGCATTCCTAAAAACTTAGTCCTATCGGCCTCCGAGGTTGAAGACTTTGCGGTTATGTACGAGCACTTTGTAGCTAACAACATTGACCGCCTTACTGTAGTTACCGAGATCAACGGCCCACATATCAATCCCGTATTTGTAGAGTCTCAGCGCCGTACGGTGTGGCATGAGATCCCGCCAGGCAAGTTTCAACCTGTATGGGGACAGCAAACTGGGCTGCGGGGGTTACAAACCCTTGTGGATAAGTATTTAGACGTTGCTATCCCCGGAGATGCTATAGAGTCTGATTCTCAGCTTGCTATGGCTACTAGAGCTCACGCTATCCAGCATGGCACTAGGTTCCACGCCCTAGGCTGCGCCAAGCCTGACAACCTGCGGCAAGTCAAGGTTGAAACAGCTAGCACCTTGTCATGGATGTCACCTATGCTTCATGGCGAAACTATTATTTGGGATGGCAGCCGACTGGTACGCTACCCAAAGAAGATGAAAGATCAAGCGCGGTCACGGTACAAGCATGTATATGAAAAAGCCGGACTCGACGCAGATAAGATTCTAGAAGATGATGCCCAAGAGGTATGTCGACTAGCAGTATGGTCATATGAACAGCTTGAAGTGAGGATAAATAAGATGATCAATAACCCAGATGACGAGCTCTTATATGATAATAGCGAGTGGAGTGAAGGGGAGCAAAAGGGGGAAACTACCCCTGCCCATGCTGATAACAGGGGTATCCAGATGCGGAAACTTATACCCCGCGAACCCGAAGAAATGGGCAATTTACCAGTCTTCGGATACGAGGATAAGACCGAGGTTGACAACGATGGAGTCATTAAAGATGTCACCGTTGTTCACTCCCAAAAGGCTAGTTTACGAGCTTGCGATACCTGCTTTGTAGCTGCTAACTGCCCTGCTTTTAAACCTCAAAGTGTCTGTGCTTTCAAGCTTCCAATCGAGGTAAAGACCAAAGATCAGCTCAAGAGTTTGATCAACGCAGTCATTGAAATGCAGGGTCAACGCATTGCTTTTATGCGTTTTGCTGAGGAAATGAACGGTGGATACGCAGATCCAAACCTTTCACAAGAGATGGATCGCTTGTTTGAAATGCTAAAAGATACCAAGCAACTAGACGATTCACGTGAGTTTATTCGCATGACCGTAGAGCGACAAGGCTCCTCTGGTGTGCTAAGTTCTATCTTCGGGGACAAGGCAAATGTCCTTAAAGAACTTCCCGACGGAGGGCTAAATGAAGCTCAAACCACCGAGATTATCAGGCAATCTTTAGAGGATAAGTAGTTTCTTCTTATCATATAAGAGAGCACTAGCATGGCACGGAACAGCATAAGGCTCGAACTTAGCTGAGTAAGTAGTTAAACTAATAAACCATCCACAAAATAAGGGAGAAGCCATGGCATTATCGTTTCGTTTAGCCGATGAATTTGTTGGCAGTTACAAAGAAAAGAAAGTCCCTTGGGGCTATCAAGATGCCGCTGGAAACTCGGTTGGAGAGATTACCTTCCTTCGCACCTACTCCCGTTTGAAGGAAGACGGAACTAAAGAAACTTGGGTTGACGTGTGTGAGCGTGTTATCAACGGCATGTACTCAATCCAGAAAGACCACGCTAAAAGCCAGCGTTTACCTTGGAATGACTCCAAGGCTCAGTCCTCAGCTAAAGAGGCCTTCGACCGCCTGTTTAACTTGAAGTGGACTCCGCCGGGTCGCGGGTTATGGGTTATGGGTACTCCGCTTGTTAATGAGCAGAAGAACTCAGCTGCCCTACAGAACTGTTCATTTGTGTCAACTGACGCCATGACCAAGCTCAACCCAGCCAAGCCATTTGCTTTCTTAATGGAAGCGTCTATGCTAGGGGTGGGCGTCGGGTTTGACGACAAGGGCGCGGACAAAGACTTCATGATCTATGAGCCTAAGCTGCCGCCGGTCACTATTGTTATTCCAGATACCCGCGAAGGCTGGGTAGAATCTGTATCAACACTGATCAATTCGTATCTAAAGCCAGAACAGCCAGTCTATGAGTTTGACTACTCAGAGATTCGGCCAGCTGGCGCACTTATTAAAACTTTCGGCGGTACTGCTGCCGGACATGAACCATTGGAGAAACTACATGAGTACATTCGAGGAATCTTTGCTGGACGAGCTGGTGAAAAGCTTATTCGGAGGGATATTGCAGACATTGGAAACCTTATTGGGGTCTGTGTCGTTAGTGGAAACGTACGTCGCTCAGCAGAACTGCTAATGGGGCGTCTGGATGACCCAGACTTCCTAAATCTAAAGAACGCTGCGGTATATCCAGAGCGTAACTCCTACGACCCAAAGAATCCGGGTTGGGCATGGATGAGTAATAACAGCGTTGAAGTTTGTGTAGGAGATGATATGACTCATATCGTTGACAGCATAGCTTTGAACGGTGAGCCCGGTGTAATTTGGATGGACGTGACTCGCAAGTATGGTCGCCTCATTGATCCACCTAACAATAAAGACTGGCGAGCTGCCGGTTACAACCCATGCGCGGAACAATCCCTTGAAAGCTTTGAGTGTTGTACTTTGGTAGAAACTTATCTCAATCGCCATGAAAACTTAGAAGACTTTAAGCGCACTCTCAAGTTTGCTTATCTCTACGCAAAGACTGTAACTCTTCTCCCAACTCACTGGGAAGAAACTAACGCAATCATGCAGCGCAATCGTCGTATCGGAACTTCTATGTCCGGTATTGCTAACTTTGCTGATCGCGTAGGACTACCAACTCTTCGTGAGTGGATGAACGCGGGTTATGAAAAGATCCAAGCTTACGATAAGTCATACTCAGAGTGGCTAGGTATTCGTGAATCAATTAAGACTACAACTGTAAAGCCTTCCGGCACTGTGTCTATCCTTGCCGGTGAATCTCCTGGTGTTCATTGGACTCCAGGTGGAGAATACTTCATGCGAGCTATTCGTTTTGCTAATGAAGATCCTATGCTTCCATTGTTTAAAGCTTCGGGTTATGTTGTTGAGCCGGCCAGTGAATCTCCTGACACTACAAGCGTGGTGTTCTTCCCAATTAGATCTCTTGCTCTCCGTTCAGAGAAAGACGTATCTATCTGGGAGAAAGCTGACTTAGCAGCTCTAGCTCAGCACTATTGGTCTGACAACTCTGTATCTGTAACCGTATCATTCGACGCGGAAAAGGAAAAGGAAACTGTAGGCCGTGTACTACATATGGTAGACGGAAAGCTAAAGACAATCTCTTTCCTACCTATGGGCAATCATGTCTATCCTCAAATGCCATACACGCAAACAACTAAAGAAATCTACGATGAATACGCTATGACTCTCTTGCCTATTGACTTTACCGACGTGTACGCCGGTATGGCAGCTGACGCAATTGGTGAAAAGTATTGTTCAACTGACTTCTGTGAAGTACCTAAGCCATAAAAGTAAAAGCGAAAAGCCCCCGGTATGAACTTCCGGGGGCTTTTCTATTGGTAAGCGCAGATCTAGCTACGAGTGATAGGACTCGATCATGACTAGCCTTAGCAGGAAAGGTTGAAGCTTTAACGCTTACCAACTGTGACTAAACTTTAGTTACTAGGTCGAAATCCAAACTCTTCGTCATCATCCTCTTCGTGATCGTGAACGTGCTCTTCATCGTCTTCATCGTCTTCAAGGGCTGGGATAAAGTTTGGATCATTCGTCGGTGTCCAATCAGGGTTCGGTATAATCTCTTGCGGGGTCACACTTCTACCTTAAACACTACATCGCCATTAAAGTAAACTGGCTTATCTTTGAGATCTCTCTCTGTATTAGCGGCCATTTTAATACTCTTCTTAGGTGTGTGCTCTAGCACCATAGCCTTGAGCCAACGCTTTCCAGCTGAGGCATTTGACCATGCGGCATATCCAGCGTTGACTGGTCGATCAAAATCAGATCGAGTTATTACAAACTCAGCGATCCACGCACCACCTTGTTCGGTGTTCTTGCGTAGCTCTCCGTTAAAATTAGCGTTTACTTTAGCCATTGATCTCCTCAATTCTGACTTCCGCGAGGGTGTTCTCGAAGTCGTCTTTAATCCATTTGTGAATCATATCTCTTGCGTCTTCTTCTGTAAAATCTTCAGCTGGATAGTCTTCGGCGAAGTCGTTCATTACATCTTCGATCTTGTATTCCACCGTCGCGGTGGCTCGGATCATCGTACACATTATAGGTACCCATCTCTTCGATCAGACTCATGGGTTCTACCTTCATGCCACCAACCTACTATGACATCGGTAAGGATATCGACGAACTCAGCCTTCTTATCCTCTTTAATGAAGTCGTACTGTAGCAGCAATCTTTTGGCCTGTTTCCTAGCATTAGCGTATATGTTTTTTGCGGTAATCTGATTAGCATAGTTAAGTGAAGGTGGAATTAGCTCTCTTAACCTACGCGCTTCAGCAATTTTAGCGGCACGCTCAGCTTCTTGCTCAGGCGTACGCGCCGGTCGACCGGTCATCTCGTTGCGCCAAGCGTCTAGCACATTGTTTAGCGACTTTACTTGGTCACTCATTTATTTCACTAACACTTGAATATCGCGGTATTTGACATCAAAGTATAGATCTCTCTCTACTCCCTCTTCATCTTTGTAGAATACTTCTATTCCGAGGGCATTTATTCTTACGCCGGTTACTTTATAACTTGCGTCGCCAAGGTGGTATTTTTCATGGGTATTGACACTTACGATGAAAGCTTCATGACTTTCATATAAATTACCGTCAATCTCTAAAATACTACTATCGTTGTACGGGCGGCCTTCTGGTAATGGCATTGAGTCATCCCAAAGGTCGATTATGTTTGGATCGGTTTCGGTCTTTATCATTTGTTTCCTTAGTTTGTGTTGGTTTGGCATATTTTATACACGATTACCGGCTACTCGCCAGTAACTTAATCTAGGGTTAAACCTTTGTCTAACCAGTTAGCTAGGCAGACTGGGCAGCCTAACGCGGTCTTGCTCTCTTCCGGATACTCATGGCCTTGATCGCAGGTAATCATTTACTCTTCCCAGCAGTCCACGCATGAGTTCATGAGCTTAATGCTCTCTACTTCATTGAGCGTAGCTAAGCCCACCTCTAACCTGCCCACGCCACTTGGGTCGCGGGGGTCGGGTAGCCTCTCCCATGCGCAGAATCTACATACAGCTAACACGCTTAGGTCACGCTTAGGGCGACTTGTAATAGGTATTACATTCTCATAATCCACGTTTAATATCCTCTCTAGCAAATATGACACGGTATATCTCTTGATAGATAGCCGTATAACCGTCAAGCATTCCGTTGTAATAAGCTTTATCTAACTCAGCAGCTTCCTCTATCAATTCCTCTAAGTCATACATACGGGACTTGAGATCACCATGGATAAGGTCGTGTATCTCTATATCTAAACACGCAATAGCTTTCTCGCTAATCACTTAATTCTCCTTGCTTAATAGCCAATAGTCTTAGTTCCGGCGTTAAACACTCTTCATGGTACTTATCGTTGTATCCATTCTCATTTACTACGGTGATATCCATATCTAAATAGATATTCTTTCCGCAGCCGTCACACTCGTAACCGGCACACTCTCCGCAACGCCAGCCGTCTTGCTCTCCGTCGTCGCAGCTAAGGCGGTCAATACCAATACCAACGGTTGAACCGTCGGCCATAGTAAGAATACCTAAGGTAGGTTTCCCGCAGTCAAGGCAAGGGTCATTACTCATTCTGTAACCTCTTCCGTTTCAAAGAAAGTGTTAACGGTTTCGCTATTAGACTCCCAGCCATAAACTTCAATATCAGTCATAAGCATTTTTTCAGCTGCCTCTTGGCTCTCAGCTTCATACACGTCGTACCAAATATGATTAACTAATTCTGTATATCTAACGGCATATTTAGGCATTAGTTTTCCTCTCTATCGTAATCGACTAGCACTTCATAGCATTCCGTACACTCGATAGCTACGTTCACAACTTCACTATCTTTATTTACATACCTAGTTATTGAAATATCGTGGCCAAAGTGTGTGTCAAGCTCGGTTAAAGTCTGTACGCTCATAACCCTGCCCTTCGTTCAGCTTTCTTTATAGCTTCTTGGATAGTCCGGCAGTAATCCCCGCGGGAACAATTACCGTCATCTGTGGAATCCCATACTACATAAGGGTCATAACTGTTTTCTCTCATCGCGAGAACTATATGGTGATCAACTGACAACTGCCAGCTTTCTACACACAACGCGCCGTTTTGTAACTGTGTGCCCCGTAGCGCACCGCTCTCTAGTGTGGTCATTTGTTATTCCCTTTCCTCTACAGATAGATAATGCTTACCTTCAATTTGAACGTATTCATATTCAGTATTACCACCGTCAACGACATACCACTCGCCTCCGCCCATTTCAGATATAACGTCGAGAATGTCATACCAATACTCACCCTGAAACCAAGCGTTAGTGTCAAACTCTTTCAACGTTATCCCGCTGATATCACTTACATAACCGTCGACCGGTGAGGTAAAGCTTAAGCCTCCCTCTATCTCGGTGATCTCGATATTTGCCCAGATTACTCCGTGCTTATTACGTTCATAATTTTTAGTTATAGTAGTCATTACTTCTCTTCCTCTTCATCTTGGTATTGAGCCTCTAAGTGGTCGTTGACATGACCCACGCAGTTATCTAATGCGTTTTCAATTAGCTCTAACGCTTGCTCTTGATCTTTATAAGGCGTGTAATCCTCTTCCCCCCAATAGGTATAAACCAATACTTCATCAGGGTTTATCTTCATTAAGTCTTCGATTAACTCTTTAACGGTACTGATCATGCTGATACCTCCTTAGGGCAGTCTGGATATGGAAAGTCCTCTTGCTCTTCGCATGAGCACCAGTTAAACCGTTCAACTTGGGTGGCATGAGTTAGCTCTGCCAACTCTCCCCAGCTAATTGACTCTTGATCTTTACTCATGCTGATACCCGCTTCGCTGCTTGCTTAATCTCCCAGTCGATCAACGACTTAGCTTCGGTAATGGCGGCGGCGGTATCTTCCCAACCACCGTTAGAATCACCGTCAATATTGCTAATTACATGGCAGGTATCGCATTCCTCTTGCTTATAGATACGGAAGCGGTAGATATCCCCGCGGAGGTATCGGTCATAGACATATACGTCATTCCGAAGGTGCTCTTCGGCCTCTTCAATAGTCGTATATCCATATGAAGCCATATCGGCTTCGGTGGCATAGATAAACCCGACTTGACCACTATCCCAAGGGTCGATACGCGTACCGACGTACATGGAGATACCGGAATGGTCATATAAACCGACCGGAAGGATAGCTACTGCCCCGCACTCAGCGATCAGGTGAGCTTTAAGTGCCTCCCATGAGTCAAAGTCATTCTCGGTTAGATCAGTCTTATCACCTAAATTGTATTTACGGTGGAAGCAAACCATATGACTGTCATCTTGCCAGTCGCGGGGGTTTTGCGGGTCATCGTCTACTGATACTTCAATAGTCCAACCCTTATACTCGATAGACTCCATGGCTAGGCCACCTCTACGCGGAAGCCGAATGCTTCATACTGCTTAGCTAAGCGTTTAGCAGCAGCGGGAGTGAGTTCAGCTGATACAAACTCTTCACGGGTGATTAAGTCAATAATGCGGGTGGATACTTTCTTACGGGAGTTAAGCTTAGGTAGCTCGACTTCGGTGATCATATAGTTAACCTTTCAATAGAATAAATTAATCGCGGTGGCTATCACCACTTTCCCTATCATAGAGATAGACATATAGAGAGAGTCAAGCCAATATGGGCATATATAGCTATTGTTACCTAATCGTTATAATTGAGGGCTAGAGGGCTACTTGGAAGCCTTGCCTCTCTCTCACTCTCTCTCTCTAGCTCATACACACTCTTATCAGCTAAGACTGTCCGGCAACCGGCAGATAATCTGGCCGCGCTGCTGGGTTGGCCGGTGAGCGGCCGGCAGTAGCCCAATATCGCTAAATAGCTATATCTCTTTGTCGACAATTGGCTAGCACGCCGGCCATAGCTTTGTCAAGCATCCGGCCGTGTTAGCTGCGTCACACGTTGATCTCTCTCTTTACCCTATCCCGAAGGGATAAGGGGAGGGTGGGTCAACACAAACAAGTTGCCGAGCTGCGCCGGTCGCCCGGGCAGCTCAGCAAGCTGGCAGTGTTAGCTAATTCATCGTTAATCATCCTCTCTACAGATGTCGCACAGTCTTTCCGCGCAACATATTGACTCGACCGAGCAGCGTTCGCACCACTCTTTATCTAGATCACAGCTCATTTACACTCCAAGCTGTATAAAAGGTTCTCCGCGTACTCATACATCGGCGTGCCCTCAGCTACCTCTGTCCGGGCCCCGTCAAACCAGTCATGAAAGACATACTCCGCGGAAACGATCTCTCCGAACTTGTGCTTTATCTCTAAATAGTCACTAGGGCCACCGTAGCTAAAACACACACGGGTGAACTCATATTGATCAATTGCGAGCGCGGGGTCGTCAAAATACTCATCTGGATCAGGGTGATCCATAAGCAGTCGTAGCTGCGCATTCCTCTGCGCTAGCTCAGCTTGAATGCGATCTTTACAAGGCTCATTACTACTCATTTTCACACCCGCACGCGCAGCTAACCGCTTCGGTAGCTGCTTCGAGCCCTTTCTCTTTAATATATTCGGTGGCGTAGAAAGAGGCCTCCCCAGCGGAGAGGCCAACCTCCATTCCCCAATCTTTAAGACGATCAAACGTGCTCATAGCTTCCCCTCAATATTCGTCGAATAGCACTCTTTACAAGTGCCTTCCTCAACCTCATGGAACTCTTTGTAAAAGACATCCTCAAGCTCACCTTTCTCATCGTACTCAGCTTCGTTATAGCTATTCTCACAATAAGTAAAGCGGCGGGTATTACCACAATCTAGACACTTAGGCATTTGTAACCTCCAGTTTAGTAGTCCAGTCCGACATATCAGGGTAGTTCAGGCCGAATATAAAGCCACCGCCATTGCCTTCCTCATCTTGCGATATCTCTATCTTGATTAGCTTGCCATTAGCAAGGCGCACCGAAAACTGCGGGAAGGAATCCTCACTACACTCAAGGCCAATTTTGCCCTTAAAGCTAATTATCTTTGCGCCCTCTAATTGGCTATAGTAACGCTTGTAAAACTCAGCAGCTTTAGCTGCGTGGTGATCGTTTAACGCACTCATCTCTCTCATCTCTCTATCAGTTGTGGTATCTCCACGGTCATAAATTACTCTCTTTCAGCTACTTATCAACCGACACGCCGCACTTTCGCAGCTATTTTTTTATAACAATATTGTTATCGACTCTCTCGGCGTGTCTACTTGACATTCCGGCCGACTCTCTCTCCACACCCTATCCCGAAGGGATAAGGGGAGGGTGGGCCAACACAAACATTTGGCTTTTGGGTTTAGGCATTTCCCTAAAATAAAAAGAGAAATGCCCCAGCTGCCGTCTAACAGCCAGGGCATTCTTTTCTCTGATAGGAGGAAACCTATTTAATCACAACAGCCACAACATTCTACGCAGACCGGTTGATTATCTTTAATATGAGTCCGGCAAGCATACTCACTCATATTCATATCTGGATTCCGGCAGTCCTCACAGATGATCTCCGCTAATTGCTGCCATGTCATATCTCTTAAGTGCGGGGGTTCATCTTCATCTACATGAGTCCGATAATGGACTATCAGATCACTAGAGGTAGAGAAGTAACCAAAGCAATACTCACAGACTCTAGTTACCACAGCAACCCTCCCCATTATGGATCTCTTTAACATCTAACCACCGTAGCACTTCACCGTCATAGACATCGGCGGTAAAGTTCATAATTGCGTTTAACCATTTTTCATCGATCTCAAGGGTGACTCTGTAGTTAGGCACTTGGCACCTCACTATGAGTCGACACGTATGAGTTCGCGCCCGGAACTACAACACTATTTAACTTGATAATCGCCTTATGAGGGCACGGGCAATCGGGGGTGGGCACATACTCCTCTTTCCAATAAGTAGTGATCTCCATTAGAGAGTCGCACTCGGTACAAAGATATTGGTGCTTAACCCATGCGCCAAAGTGTGTCTTATTGACCTTAGATACCAAGCCAAGTTCAGCGATCTGCGGAGAGAGTTCGTCAATCTCTTCATCTAACTCTACACGAATAGATATATAGTCATCATGGTCTTGATTCTGTCTAAGATAGTTCAGATCTACAGCAACGCCAATAGCCACATCTAGTAGTACCATGGCATCAGGGTCACCCTGTAAATACTTTTCTGCGATCTCGCGGTTGTTCATATTCTCACCTATCAGGATAAGTCGGCATTGTTACCGACAAAGCACAAGGTAGTGCCTCTCTCAGTTAATTTCAACGACACGCCGTAAAATTACTATAACGATATTGTTATAAACTTAACGGCGTGTCGCCTTGACTCTCTCTCAATACCCTATCCCGAAGGGATAAGGGGAGGGTGGGCCAACACAAACTAATAAGCATTGAGGCTTTGGGCAAAATAGTATTTTGGCATGCCCTAAAAAAAAGATCGCCCCCACCGGCAACCGGCAGGGGCGAGCTTCTATTTAATTTAATCGAAATAACCTTCAGCCCACAGCCCATTTAGAAAGACTGTCGCCATAGTTAAATTACCATGTAACCAAGGGTCATCAGTATCATTAACAGTAGTTAAAGCAGACTCAATAGCAGTAACCATGTCATCTAGGTCAGCTTTGGTATATCCCAGCATGGCTCACCAACTCGACTGGTACTCGAACGACCAGTATTGTCCATATTTTGCGGTGTGTAGGCACTTGTCAACGATAGCAATCGTATTGCTAAGGCTTTGGTAATACCAGTCATCTCGCTCAGCATTACCAAAGAAAAACCCTTCGGTAGGTTCTAGCACTCCGCCACCTTTACCGCCAGCAGGTACCAGCAACTCTAACTGGCAAGCCTCTTTAAGTTTGACTAGATCGTCAACGCTTACATAATACGGCTTACAATTATCCTCACCGCCTTGGACATTTTCAACGAACCAGTTATGAATTGCGTTAGCCTTGCGCCAATAACCAACATTGAAAGAGATCTCCATTGACGGGGATTGCTCTGATATTTCGACTTGCGGATATAAAGCTTTTAAGCGATCAAACTCGCTTGTATCGTCTTGGTGCGACCAGCCGCTTATATATTTTTTTGCGTATAAATACATATCTAAACCCATTTACTTACTCCTATCTAGTAGTTTGGTGAGCAGTTTAATCTCATGCTCAGGAGAGATAGGGGATTACGCCAGCGTTTCGGCAGTAATTTTTTGGTTAGCGATCTCGTTGATGGCTTCAACGATCTTTGAGTGTAGCCCGTCACGCATTTGCTGAACTGATTCGGGTGACCAGCCAGCGCGGATTACGCGTACCACTAGCAAGGCTAGTGAGTAACTAGGATCTGCCACTAGACACTTTTCTAGTGACGCCATAGCGTCAGCGGTTAGCCCTACTTCATACTGATAAAGGGCTAATACAGCGTTAAACGGGGTGCGGTGATTCTCCGCGACATTTTCTGCTAGGTAAGCAAGATATTCAAACGCGGTCATAAAGTCTTTTGACTCTACTGTGAAACCGATTAGGTAATCGCGCAACTGAACTTCATTTGCTACGGCATAACCGATAATGTCTAGTGACAATGGGCTAATGAACTTCTTATCTAAAAAACGCTGATAATTGTTGTCAATTATCAGTTTTGCCTCTGAAACAGTAGGCAAGGCTTCAATGCTTAACATTGAAATCTCCTATCAAGAGTTACTAGACCGATCTGATCTAGTAAGAGCAATTTAATCTCTCGCCCTGTCAATGTAAAGCGACACGCCGACCATTTAGCAATTATTTTTTTATTTTTTACGCGCCTCTCTCAATACCCTATCCCGAAGGGATAAGGGGAGGGTGGGCCAACACAAACATATTAGGCATTGGGAAAAGAAGTTTTGGCACCCTATATAAAACGCGGGCACAGAAAAGCCCCGGGGGGAAGGCCGGGGCTGATCTGTTTATCTGATAGGGATAAAGCTAGTTCTCGCAATCGCTACAGGTTGGTTGGCCGTCAACCAGATGATAGCCGGTAATTTCATCTACCGGTGAGCCACAACTCCAGCATTTCATGCGCTCACCTCTTCCTTGACCTCGGCGCCTGTAATACACGCAACCGCTTTTTGCGCCTTCGCGCTCGCCTTAAAGATTAGGCTGGTGTCATTTTTTAGCGCGGTGAGCCAATTCTTTACATAAGCGCCACTATTAGGCAGATCGAATTCGATTCCCGCGGTTGATAACAGCATACATGAGCCTAATTCTGCTACCAATTCCTCTTTGGCGTATGACTCGCAACCAAACGCGCTTGGCTTGTCTGCGGAATCCTTCCAGCGATTCACGCGTGATTCGTGACCTGTGGAGTGAATCATCTCATGCGCGAAAGTGTAAGCATGCTCGCCTGCGCTGTCGAATTGCTTAAGTGCTGGCAAGGTGATCGAATCTGCGCTAGGTGAATAAAATGCGCCCGCTTGCTCGCGATAGTAAAGTGTAGGGCGGTTTGCGTATCCTTCCCAGATCGCGTTAATACCTTCTAAAGGTGTTACAGGCTCGCGGGTGTCTAGGTACTTACTAGGCAATTCGACACCTTCGGTTTGATCTAGGTTGAATACGCTGTCTAACTTATACATGAAGAAAGATTTAGCTGGATCGCCCGCTGGCACTTTCTTATCTATGCGCGACATGAACACCACCTTGGTGGCTTTCTCGCCTTTCTTAACGCTTCCGCCCAATTTCTTTGCTTGGTTGAAAGTAATCCATAGCGGGCGGGAATACTCTAAACCCGCGATAGATAATAGAAGGTTATTTATGCCTTGGTAAGGTTTGCCAGTTTGTAATGATGTCGGCATATAGCCATCGGTTGCCCAACCCTTGCGCCATGGCGCATTGCCTTGTTCTAGTTCTGCCATGATCAACCCTGTAACCATGTCCTTGATTTCTGCTTGATTCATTTCTATCCCCTATCAAAGGTCACCCGATTAGGTGATGAGATGAAGGTATTCTCTATCTCTATGAATTACAAGCCACGCGCCCATTTATTAGGTAACGATTAGATAACGATTTAATCCACAGCTTTATACACAGGCTGTGGATAACCTGTGGATAACTCTCTCCACCCTATCCCGAAGGGATAAGGGGTGGGAGGGCCAACACAAACATTAGGCATCGGGAAATATTATTTGGCGCCCTAAAAAAAAGAACCCCCGCTGGGTGCGGGGGCTCGATCGATAGGGTTTATCTAAACAGCTTCACAATCATGTCCGTAATACCACTCACTAGCCTCATTTTCGTTGGCCAGATTAAATATCTTCCAACAGTGCGCGCATCTAATAACAGCTTTCATTTTTTTACCTTTCTAAAGTTGATGTGGTGAGCCTTTTAAACCCATGCTCAGGGGCTAGTGCTATAACTGCGCTAACAAGCCGTTGTATTCATCCCATGTAATTTGCTTGGTGTAAAACTGAATTCCTAGTGCTATTTCTTTTTGTTTGCGATCTTCCGGGCCGGAAACAAAAGTTTCGTACCAAGTAGCGTAATCCATTTTATAATCCTTTCTAGTAAGAGGGTGAGCCTTTTAAACCCATGCTCAGGGGTGGGGATCTTAGTAGTCTAGAGTTTCGTAATTCTCTAGGTAAGCGATATCCGATTCGGCAGCGGGGGTGCTGTAAATGCGGATAGATGAAGGAACCATGTCGTAAAGGTTTTCATCGGCAAGTTCGTAAGCCTTTTCAGATGAGCGGGCTTTTACAGTAATTTCAGCGGTGTAAAGGAAAGAAACCTTTACAGGGAACTCAGTTTCTAGCCCCTCAAGTCCTAGGCTTTCTAGGAACTCATTTGCGGTGTCCTCGTCAATGTCATTGTCATTAACAAAGTCAATGAAGGTGGTGCGAACCTGCTCCTTGTAATCAACCAAGGCGTTACGAGTTGCGTTGAGTAACGCAATCGTTTCTGGCGCGATGTCCATTTTATCCCCTATCAAGAGATTAAGTACCAGCGGTTGCTGATAGGTGTATTTTGACAGGTAGCAAGTAGTGAGTCAATAGCGACACGCCCATGTCGTATCATCGTTATAAGATCGTTATAAATGACCCCCCCTAGGGTTAATCGAACGCCTGTTCGAGATCTCCACCAAGGGCTAGCCGTACCTAACATGTAGCCCTCAAAGCAGTAGCCTAAAATGACCGGGGGGTGCTAAAAATTTTAATGAGGTTACCTACTTGACAAGACAGTAGCCCATATTGTTAAACTGCGGGGATGACAAACGAAGAGCTTATGTATGAGATAGAGCATTACTTGGCGGGGTCGCTAGAAAGCGGCAAGAGAAGCTGGAGAGGATTAGCTGCGGTGGCCAGATTGCACAAGCAACGAGAGGACAATTCTTGTCAACACTGTGTTACTTTCTACCCTTGCTCAACTATTAAAGCGATCGAGGCCGAGTTAGCGTGACGGAGAAGTTAATTACAGAGAAGCAAAAGTCAAAGCTTAAGAAGCTACTTGGCGCTCATGGCGTGGTCAAAGACCTAGATGGCTTAACCAAGGGCCAAGCGCAGCTAATGATAAATCGCCATCAGAAGTGGCATAAGCTAACCGATGAAGAGAAGGCTAAGCTAGCCTAAGGGGCCGGTGTCGCAACCGCGGTGTAGTTACCCTAGTTTTTCGCCTTCGAAAGTAACCGCCATTGCTATACTCAACTCATGTGTAGAGAGTGCGGCAACTGTGCAACCGAACATGGTGCTCGAACAATTGATGATGCAGTTGATGCCGTTTTAGACGCTCCCATTTAGTACCCTGTGCCTGTGACTTTTAACTCCTGGCTATTTGATAATATGGATACGCCTTCCCGCGCCACAATATTTGGCAAAGTCATTTGGGCAGATATAAATAATGGCTGCGGCAGCAGTAAGTTCACCGCCGTTGATTGGCGTAGTCACTTTGAAGATAAACACCCAGAGCGCTGTAAAAAGCTTACAGATATGCTTTTACTGGCTTACGTCGAATACGCGCTGACTTTTAACTCCAAGTAGGGCAAACTTTATCTATGGCTGAAGATAGAGCACGTGATAAGAGACGCGTTATTGATTTAACAGCGACCGCACGTAACAAAAGACTTAACGGCCGTGTTCAACCAGTTGAGGCAAGCTCAACTCATAAGCATGAAGATGAAGCTTTAGATATTCATAAGCCAAAACTAATCGCCGGCCCAGGCTGGATGGGGGAAAATAAAGAATGATTTCTACACCGCGTCAATTTATGCCGCCTAGAACTGACCCTCAACGCACTGAGCAAATGAAACAATCTCCGTTACCTTTTGCTAAGCAACCTGTTTCACAACCTGGTTTCGTACCAGATATGAGCGTTCCTGGCGGTGGAGCGTTTATTACTCGACCACCAGCTGGTCCACGTTACCTTGGCAACAAAGTTGAAGACATGCGCGTACCGGGCGGATTTAAAAAAATTCCTGTTGCACAACCTCCAAAATTTGTACCAGACATGCGTAAGCCTGGCGGAGATGCTAAAGGCGCTATGGCATGGATGAAGAAAAACCCAACAAAGAAATAATATGGCTAAGTCAGAAGCGTGGACACGCAAAGAAGGACAGAACCCTGAAGGTGGTTTAAACGCTAAAGGCCGTGCTTCTTTAAAAGCTAAAGGTCAAAATATTAAACCTCCTGTTTCAAAAGAGAAAGCAGCTAAGTCTCCTAAGTCAGCTGCGCGTCGTAAATCATATTGTGCTCGTTCTGCCGGACAAGCTAAAGACTTTCCTAAGGCAGCAGCAGATCCAAACAGCCGTTTGAACAAAGCTCGCAGAAAATGGGACTGCTAAAGTGGACAACATGAAAACATGTAAAGTTATTAATTGCGAAAACACTTCGATAGTTTACTCAGGGACAGACGCTTTATGTCTCGGTGGGATTCCGACTGAAACGTATTGCTACACGTGTGCTAATGCTTATGCACAAATAGATAGAGATATGTCCGAGGTGCTCTAATGTTAAAACCTGGACGTCAATGGTCAATTAAAGCTGATGGTATGCCCGAACCAATGCCGCCTTCAGCATTTGCAAACCCAACACCAACACCAACATCAAAACTAACGCCAAAGCCAACACCTAAGCCTAAAAAGTTATATGTAGGCAGGGGAGGTATGCCTGAGTACAAACCTGTCGGTTCAGGTAACTCTGCAGCAGTTGGTGGTATTTCAGGCGGAAGCAGTAACGCAATGTTTGGATTACTATGAGTAAAGTTATTAAAGCTGCTGGAGAAAAGCACACTATTAAGAAGAACAAAAATGGTGAAGTTATTGTTGATCATGCCGGTAAAAAGGGCAAGTACGATAAGATTAACCTGACAAAGAAGGCCGGGTCTAAGACAATTAAGCAAGGCGTTCAAGCTACTAAAGAATGGCATAAGAACAATGGCTGAGTCCCGAAATGGTTCTTTTTATGAAGGTAAGACTCCCACGCTTCTAGATGTGCATGAGGCATATACCTCTGGAAAAATTCCAATGGAAGAAGCTCAAGATTTAAACGTTAAATACGATCCTAGTAAAGTTACAAATGTTTTTAAAAGAGGAGACACAAAATATGTTCAAAAAAGAACTCAAGCTCACATGTTAAACTCTGTACTTAAACAAAAAAAGTTAGGCAAAGGGCGATACGCAAAAAAGAAGGATGACAATGGCTAAGCCAAAGACCACTAATACATCTACACCTAAAGCGCCAAAGACTAAAGTCACCACTACGGAGACACCTAAAGCGCCAAAGACTAAAACTACTCGCGTAGACACTAATAAGTGGATGGGTACTTCTCCGCTTTCTGGCTCTGGTCAATCATGGTCTGCTTGGGGTAAGTCAAACCCTAACCGCGCTCTCAACGCAGCTCTAGCTGATGACCGCTTGCGTAAAACTCCGCGAGAAACAGCTAAGACAAATAGATTTAAAGAAGACGGCACAACCGAGGATCCTAAGCGCGAAGAGGCTGTACAAGCTTGGCGAGGCTTGCGCCCTCTATCTGGCAAGGGAACCTCTAAGTCAGAAGAAGAGAAAGAAATTCGCCGTAAGAAAATGATTAAGTGGGCTAAAGATAACCCTAACGCCCGCGATAACGCCCGTACAGCTCTTGGTAGAGAGCTAACCCGCGATGGTGAAACCCCTGCCGCTAAAGCAAAAAAGAAAACAGCGCCAAAAAAGAAATCTAAGAAGCGATGAAAGATCCAGCACTAGGCCGCACCCGCGCTGAAAACAGCGGCGTAACCCCACCAGTAAGCCGTAATAAAGAATTTAGAAACATAAACGTAGGCATGTTTGCGGGGCCACGCCCCACCTATGGCCGATACAATGTATCCGAGCAAGCAGCGGATGTTTTAAACAGGTCGCTTAATAAGAAGACGAGGTAGTCATGGAGCGCGGACAACAATTTAATACACCTAAGTTGCCAGAATTACCGCCCCAACAAAGTTTTGGCGAGGAAGTGGCTGGACTTGCCGGAATAGTTACTCGCGCCGTTACAGGTGCTCCAGGCTTTAATATTTACAAAGAGATATTAGGTGACAAGCCTCGCACTTGGAATGGTACAACTATGTACAACCCAGACGCAAGTGTAAAAGACTGGGCCAAAGATATTTTAACAAGCGCTGCGTTGGTAGTAGGAGCAAAAGGCGGAGGCGCAGGTAGAACTGTTGTTAAAAGCCCTACAAAAGCAACTACAAAAGCAACTACAGGTGCAACAGCGGCAACGTCAGGCTCAAAAGCAACTGCTAGTGCGCCAACTACTCCAAAAGTTCCAACCCCAACTGCTGGTCCAAAGCCTACCGCCCCTACTCCACCAAAGGTAACAACTCCTACTCCACCAAAAACAACAACTAAAGCTCCAGTAAACACAAAACCACTAGATGATTTGTTCTTTCCAACTTCTAGTAAAAATGCAGTTGTAAAACCCAAGCCTGAAGTTGTTGCTCCAAAACGCACAACAAAAATGACTACTAAAAAGAAAACTGAAGAAAAGCCAGTAGTCACAGCTAAAACAAAACAAGAGGCTAAAGCAGATAAGCGTGCAAAAAGAACTAAGGCTGCAAAGACAGCTGCACTGTCTGCTTTAGGTGCCGCGTTACTTGCTAAAGGTAAAGACAATAGCGGTGAAGAAGGCTGGAAGCCTAGTGGTGTAGTCTAAAGCCATGGCAGAGACAAAGAAGTTTGGACCGTACAAAGGATCTGATGCGAATGGAGGTCGTCCTATCTACGTCTACAAGAAAAAAGTAGACGGTAAATGGGTTACTACATCGAAGAATAAGGCTCGCGCCGACTATGAATCAGAAAACGGTAAGATCAAATCGAAGAATAAAACGGTTGATCACAAAGATAATAACCACAGTAATGACTCTAAGGGCAATCTTCGCATCTTAGATAAAGGTAAGAACACCGCCAAAGAAAACAAGCGCCGGGCAGGCAAAAAGGAGAATGAAAAATGATATTAACTTCAAATCAATTTGATAGCGATGGGGCTACTCTTCCAGCCACACCGGCTGTTCCACTTGCACCAACAGCAAGCATTGAGCCAGTAAAAGCTGCGCCAAAGGCTGCACCAAAAGCTGCACCAACAAAAGCTATTGACAAGAGTAACTGGAACCGCAATATTAAAGTTCGTCAATCTACAATTGACGAACTTAAAAAAGGCGGAATTAAATCGGCTGCCGCAATGTCTAAGGTTAACGCTGGCGCAGATCAAGGAGGAATGGTTGGAGAGTACCAAGAAGCAACTAAGCGACTTTACCCAAAGGCTTACACAGCAGCTCCTAGCAAGGTAACTGGCAACCGAGTTGATAATAAAGATCCTAAATCACCTTACCCTTTTGGCGGGTTTACTCAAACTCCCAATAAGGCTAAGGCTAAGCCTAAGCTTAAGCTTAAGCCTAACCCTAGTGGCGCCGCCGGACAAGCTCCATTTATTCCAGTAACGCCATAAATTATGAGCGCAGAGAATCGTGCATTTAATCCAATCCGCAGTGTAGGAAACTACATTGGTAACCTAGCTCGGGAAGTTCGTGACATCCCTACGGCTTTTGGCACAAACGTCAGTATGGCTAAAAACAGGGCGACAACAGGTCAAAACGATCCAATGAGCGTTGCTGGCGAAAACAATGTGTACAAGCAGGTTAAAGAAGTTGGCGGAGCCCTTATTGGCAAGCCAGGAGCTCGCTCTGACCAGTACAAGAAAAGCACCGGGTATGTTTCAGGAAAGAAGTTTAAGTAATGGCTATCTACCGTGAAGGTGGAGACGACTCAGGTCTTCGTACCCGCGCTTTACAGCAGGGTATTGAAGAGTCAACAGCTACTCGCAATATGACTTCTGAACAGAGGTACGATCGTGATGCTAAGAGTGGTGTACAAGGCGCAAGAAATGCTGTAGAGTTAAACCCAACCGCCAGAGAAGCTATTGAAAACCCAGATACTCTAGGCGGCCCAGTAAGTGGCGCAGCTCTTGCTAAACTTAAGGCAAAAAAGTCAGACGCTAAAAAGACTAAAGAAAGAGAGATGAAAAGACGATGACCTCTGTGAGCCTAACTTCACCAGAACGGGAACTTACGCTCCAAGATCGTTGTGATTCATGCTCTGCAGCTGCATTAGTTGTAGCTACATTTTTAAATGGTGAACTTATGTTTTGCGGACACCACGCACGCAATTTAAGTGCGGAGCTTACAAAAAAAGCTGTAAGTGTATATGACCCGCAAAATGTATTAAATGCTTTAGAATAGAAGAAACACCATCTCGGGGGAGATAAAATAAAACGACTGCGCATGTTCGCAGTATTATCTGTACTAACATACGCCGCTTTTTTCCCTTTACTATTCCCAACACCTGCTAACGCCGAAGGTAGTATTGGCGCGCCTACAAACTTAACAATTGTTGACGGCGGGACTTCTCTTATTCTTTCTTGGCAAGCACCAGACTCTGGCACAGCTACAGTTCAACCAGAAAGATACGCCATTATGTTTAGCGTTGATGGAGGTGGTTGGGGAATAGCAACTGGAAATGTTGGAGATGCTAACGCTCTTAATACAACAATATCTATTGACAAGTCATTACTAGATAGCCTTAAACCTGCAGGCACGGTATGGTCATTTCATATTAGATCTGATAACGATACTTTGCGCATGTATTCCGCAAATTCAAATGTTGTAACTGGGGCTACTGCTGCTCCAGCCCCTGAACCAACTCCTACCCCTACTCCTACTCCGACTCCCACTCCAACTCCGACTCCAGAGCCTTCACCATCTCCTTCAGAAACAGTAACGCCCCAACCGAGCCCAACGCCAGAACCAACAGCGACACCAGAACCTTCTTCATCTCCTACTCCTTCTCCCGAGGCGACCAGTAATTCTCCTTCGCCTTCCCCGTCCACCACACAGCAGCCCAGCCCAGAGCCATCAGTAACACCCAGCCCAACACCATCTCCATCAATTACTCCTTCCGATACTTCAACAGTTCAAGGTACAACAAATGAAGGCGGTTTACTAGAGCTAATTGCTCCTATTGGTAAAATATTTACATCTGTTATGTTTGCTAGTTATGGTACCCCAAACGGGTATTCGATTGGGCAATGTCACGCACCTAGCAGTATTGAAAAAGTGGCGGAAGTATTTTTAGGTAGAGCTATCGCTTCAATAATGGCGATCAATGACATATTTGGCGATCCTTGTAGCGGAGTTGGTAAAGCTTTAGCGGTAATACTTCAATACGGAAATGACCCTAATCCCGCCCCATCGCCTTCGACTTCTCCAAGTCCAGAGCCATCTCCAACGTTGACTCCCGTAGATACCTCAACTGCAACTGTTTCTCCAACGCCATCACCTGAACCCTCATCGGAGCCGACGCCAACACCCACCCCAGAGCCAAGCCCAACACAAACATCACCAGTAGTAATACCGATTCCATCGCCTACTCCTCTTCCTGTCGAGCCAACGCCCACACCAACAGTCCCACCAGCAGTGGGACCAACACCACAACCGCAACCAGAACCAACTCCATCACCTACCCCTTCGCCTGAGCCCGTGCCTGTTGTAGTTCCAACGCCTTCGCCAGAGCCCGTTGTGCCGCCTGTTCCAGCGCCTCAGCCGTCTCCGGAGCCATCCCCGGAGCCAGTTCCTGTTCCTCAGCCATTACCTACTCCTTCTCCTGAACCGGAGCCTGCCCCAGAGCCAGAGCCTGCGCCAGAGCTAGAGCCAATTCCTGAACCTGAACTTGCTCCAGGACCTTTACCAGAGCCTGAACTTGAGCCGCCGCTAATCCCAGAACCCGAGCCTGTTCCTGGGCCAGAACCTGAACCTTCTCCTGGACCTGCTCCAGAGCCGGAACCAACTCCCGAAGAGCCACCAATTGCGATCCCAGATCCTGAGGGTTCAATTGGTGAGCCACCTACTGAGCCACCCACAGAAGAGCCATTACCACCCATAGAGCCGCAACCACCCGTGGAAGAGCCTTCAGAGCCACCCGTAGAGCCCGAGGAGCCTCCTGTGGTACCTGAGCCACCTGTGGAACCAGAACCAGCACCAGAGATACCAGAGCCAAAGCCACAAAATCCGATAGAAGAATCACCTAAACCTCCTGTAGTAGAACCTGCTCCAGAGCCTATCACACAGGCTGAGGAAACTAAGGTTGCCGTAACTGAGGCTTTGTCTGATGGAAAGATCACCGCAGCCGATAGCGTTGCTATTTTGGAGTCTTTAAACTCTGATGGAGAGGTCACCGCGGAAGAAGTATCTACCCTTTCTGAAGCTCTATCTGCTGATGGAAATTTAACTACTGCTGAAAAAGAATTAGTCGCGGATGCCCTTATTGAATCAGTAGTAGAAGGAGAAACTCTTACAACAGAGCAGATCCAAGACGCGGGAATTGAGTATAAAGATCTTCCAGCGGAGACACCTGTCGAGGTTAGACAGGATGAAGAAGGAAACGAAGTTATAATTACAGCAGACGTAGCTGCGGCTCTAGTTTTACTAGAAAACCCATCAGAATTAATTGGCGCAATATTTAGCGATCCAGGTGAGGCACTACAAGCACTTGCAAGTATTGGTGCTGATATGTCTACAGAAGAACGAGAAGAGTCTACTAAAGCAGTTGTTGCAACAGTTATTGCAGCAGGTGCGGCAATTAATGCCGTAGGTGCCGCTACAGCGGGTGGCTCCACTGGAGGAAGTACCGGAGGCGGAGGCGCCTCTGGACAATCAGGATATAGGAGAAAGCCTTGAGAATATTAAAAGACATGGTTGATCAGCTATGGACACTGCTTGGCATGTTTATTGCTTGGGTAGTCCTAGATGGCTCAGCTAAAACAATTGTTGGATACGCAATCATGGGTACTTTGTTTGCATGGGCTATTACCTATCCGCTACGCAACCCAAAGGATGAAGACTAATGTTAAAACGAATTATGCTAACCTTTGTGTTAGCACTTACCCTGTCAAGCTGCGGGTATGACGGTGGGTTCAGGTATCCATGTCAAGACCCAGCAAATTGGGAAACAGCGGAATGCAAACCACCAATTTGCACAGCTTCACAGATTTGCCCAGAAGATTTGGTTAAATTAGAGGGCACAACCTTTACTACAGAAACAGGTACATCAAATGAGTAAACAGCGTTATACACAGAGCGAACTAGATGCTCGACTTAAGTTTCTATTGGGAACTATTTTAGGTCTCATTCTACTATTTACTGCCTCTGGAATCCTTTACGGGCTTTTATTTGTTACACAGCCGGTAGGCGCTCAGTCAGAAAATGACAAAATGTTCTTCAATGTTCTAGGAAGCATTGCTACATTTATCACAGGAACCCTTGCTGGTATCTTGATTGGTAAAAGCGGATCGGAAGAAATTAAAAATATGGGTAACGCGGCAGGAGAGCCTATTCCAGCACCAGCGCCAACCGAGCCCGAGCCAACAGCGCCAGAGGCAACAGAAGAAAAAGAAGTAGTCAAAACTGGGCCAGCTATGCCTGATGCCCACGACGCAGATGACGAGTGGTAACCCACTAATTTGTTAAGCGACAGCGATCGTGAAGCGCTCTGGTCATGTGCGCTTTGCGGTCGCTTTTGGGCTGTACCCGGTTTAGCCCGTTCCTGCGAAGAAAAACACCTAGACTTAGACCATGAATGACGATGTAAGCCAAGCTAATTTTATTGGTAACGCTATAAACAAGGGTCTTGTTGGCATTCCAACCCGTAAAAAGAAAAAAGATGACGGCAAAGGCAAAGGTAAAGATAAAGATAAAAGTGAAGACACCGTCACGGAAACTGAGCCTACGGAGCCAACAACACCTTCAAAGCCTTCGACCCCTTCAGCGCCAAAGACTAAAACTGGAAAGAACGCAACAATAAAAGATGTTAAATTGGCTATTAGCGCAGGAAAAATTGATCAAGAACAAGGAATTAATTTAAGCCGTGGGTACGCTAATCAATTTGCCAAAAAAGAAGTTGGCCGTCAGTTTAGAGATTACGTTGGAAGCTATGGCGGAACAAGCAACCAACCCCCTGTAAACTTGACTAACTTGAATACAAAAAATTCTAGCGGAAATGAAATTGACGAAGTTACGGGGCCAGTTAACCCTAAGGGAAATCCAACAGGGAAATATATAAACCCTACAGGGCCAATTTTTTAACATGCCTAAAAAAAGAAAGCTAGAACTAACCGAGACAACGGCCATAGCCCAAAAAGCTGCAGCAACACTGGGCTCTACCAGAGACGGTAGAGACAGACTGACTAGGGCTAGTTACAAAGGTGCTATTAAAGTCACGGACACCCACGGCAAACAATGGAACCGCTGGTCTCCGTGAGAAAAAAAGAGTTTAAAACGGCAATTGCAAAACCTATTACTATTCGTGATTCGCGGTTTGGTATTAGAAAGATTTATTTAAACCCAAATGAAGAGCCAAGTATTGGCGGAGTACAGCAAAGACCAGGTCGCGGACCAAATGGAGAGTCTCAAAACTAAGGTTTAGCCCCAAAAGCAAGAGCATTTCCTCTAAGGTAGGACATAGTTTTTGAAAGGATACTCATGACCGCGACGTACCCCGCTGGTGTAGCTAGCTTTATTGCTAAAACCAACATCTCTGACATTATTGACGCGTCGCACCCAAACGTACTTCAAGAAGAAGTAGTTGCTATTGAGGTTACTTTAGGCACAGAACCTAACCGTTCTACAACCCCTAGCCCTTCTGGCACATTTAACGGCACTACCAACTTATTCTCAACAGTCGGCGGTCGCCTTAACAATATTGAAACTGGCGTAGTAGCTGACGTACATACCCAGTACATCCGTAAAGCTGGAGATAGCGCTAACATAATTACCGCAAACTCATCTGCTATTACAGGTCTTGTAGTTAAAGGCGCAGCTTCTCAAAGCGCAAACCTTCAAGAGTGGCAAGACTCAGCTGGTACCGTTCTTGCTTATGTAAGCCCTGCCGGAGCATTTAATGGAACTATCGTTGCGCAAGATTTAGTAATTAATAACCAAACCGCAAGCTACACAATTTTGGTTGGCACCGATAAGAATGCTCTTATAGTTGTAAACAGTGCCTCTGCCGTAAACATTACCGTACCTTTGTACGCCACTAGCGCTTTCCCACAGGGCTCACAAGTAAATATTCTTAGATACGGAACAGGTACCGTTACCATTGTTCCGGTTTCAGGTACAGTAACTGTTGGCGCAACTCCGGGGCTAAAGCTTCGTGCGCAATATTCTTCAGCAACTCTTATTAAATTAGATAACTCAAATGCTTGGGCGTTAGTCGGCGATTTGAGCGCCTAATGCCAAGTATTGGAATTGTAGCTTCGTCTAGCCGCGAACCAGCTGACACGCCCGTAATTGGAACCGCAAGCAATGTTCCTTCTGGCCGTGGGTTTAACAACGGCCGCGCTGATGTAACGTTTACAGCTTCTACTTCTGATGGCGGATTACCCATCACTTCTTACCTTGCTACATCTAACCCTGGCGGTTACACAGGATCAAGTGCAACATCTCCAATCTCAGTAACAGGTCTTCAATCTAACACCGCATACACTTTTAACGTAGCTGCGGTAAACGGTGCGGGAAACTCCGTCGCATCCGCATTTACAAGCGCAATAACTGCTACAACTGTTCCTCAAGCTCCAACCATTGGCACCGCAACTTCTGGAAACACCACCGCTACTGTGACTTATACAGCAAATGCTACTGGCGGGTCTACTATTACTGGCTTTACCGCAACATCTTCTCCTGGTGGTTTAACAGGCACAGGTGCCTCACCTATTAGTTTTTCTGGCCTTAGCAATGGTACTGCGTACACATTTACCGTTACCGCAACTAACGCTAACGGCACTTCAGCTGCGAGCGCAGCTTCTAACTCTGTTACGCCTTCTGTCCCAGCTCCACCTCCGCCACCTCCACCTCCACCTCCGCCACCAGCAGTTCAACCGGTTCTTACCAGCTTTACATTTACGTCTACAACGTCTGCAGGCTCAGTCTTTGCTAATGGTGGACAACTTTCGTGGACTGGTAGCAACCTTGATATGTGGCGCTTTATCGGCGACTCCAGCACTTATCCGTCCCCATACAACTATGGAACATTTACCTCTGGTTGGCCTGGCAACTTAGTAAACATGCAACTCGGTGTTAATTACAGCATGCAAATGGAATTTCGCTCCAACAGTGGTGGATCCGTATTTTCGCAAGTAATCAATAATATTCCAGCTGCTCCACCGCCTCCTCCAACTCCTCCACCGCCAACTCCTCCACCGCCAACTCCTCCACCGCCAACTCCTCCACCGCCAACTCCTCCACCGCCAACTCCTCCACCGCCAACTCCTCCACCGCCAACTCC